CAGAAGTCGTGCGACGTTACCGTTCTCTCGGGGCGGCGTGGCGTTACCGTCACCGTGACGAGCGGTGGCGGATCCTCACGGCGCGGGAGAAGCGCAAGCTGTGATCCTCGGGATCGTCGTCGGAGTGACCGCCATGCTCGCGCTCGGCGTGGCGCTCGTGTTGCTGCAGGAGTGGGCCGCCATCCGGAGGACTTCCCGTGATCGTCCTGCGACACTTGAGGGCGGCGGCTCCCATCTCTCGACCAGGAGGAAGCGCACATGGCAGGCCTAGGCTACGACCCCGGCGCAGGCGGCAGGCCGTCGAGCACCCCCGGGGGTGTGAGCACGCTCGGGACGATGGGGGTCAGCGACGGCTCCTCGAACGGCCACAAGGCCATGCTGGCGGCTCTGGCCGCCGCGGGACGGCGCCTGTACTGGAACGGTGCCTCGCAGCAGGGCTCGCCCGTGAACGCCGCTCACGCGCCGTTTGCGGGCCGTCAGGCGTCGCAGGGTTCGACGCAGGGCCTCTGATGGCGCGCTCCGCTGGCGGGAACAGGCTCGCGGAAGGCATGTCGTCCGCGAAGAAGCCGATCCAGATCAAACCGTCCCGGGTTGGCTCGTTGCACCGGGCGCTCGGGGTTCCACAGGGGCAGAAGATCCCGGCATCGAAGATCGCCGCGGCGGCGAAGTCGTCCAACCCGAACCTCCGGAAGAAAGCGAACTTCGCAAAAAACGCCGCTTCTTGGGGCTAGCCCTCAACCCGTTCCCGCAAGATCCGGAACAGGTCTTTGCGTTCCGTCCGACGCTTGGCTAGGGTGCTTCGCAACGAACCGTAGCGCGGTCTAACGAGCCGCAAGAGTCGAGAAGGGGTTGAGGTCGATGGGTGTAGTAGACGAGCCGTTGGCTCGCGCGTCCGACGTACAGGCGCGGCCGAAGCCGACGAACATTGACGAGGCGATCCTTGCGGTGCAGGGGTCCTCGACAGCGCTTGACCTTCGTAGGAACGCCGAGGCGGAGAAGGGCTCGGCGCGCTTCCGGCGCTACTTGGACTACCCGAAGCTGCTGCGGGAACTCCGCCCGGTGCTGCAGCGGTTCGAGCTGACGTGGCAGACCTTCCCGACGACGATGGAGGACGGCGCTCCGGCGCTCCGCTACGTCGTGACGTTCGTGCCTGCGCGCGAAACGCAGGAGGGCGTCATGCGGCTGATGCTCGACAAGCAGACGAGCCAGGCGCAGGGCTCGGCGCTGACGTACGCGAAGCGCTACGCGTTGCAGGGCGTCTTCGATCTGGCGCCTGACGGGGACGACGACGGCGAGGCGGCGTCGCGTCCTGAGCGTCCCGCTCCCGTCGATCCTGAGGCGCCGATGGGGAATGTCGAGGCGATGCTGGAGGCGATCGCTGAGAAGGGCCTGCAACGCGAGAAGGTATTCGCGCAGGCGGGGATCAAGGACGACGAGACGATCACGATCGCGCACGGTGAACGCGTCGCGGCGATCCTGCGAGGCGCGTCGTGAGCGCCGGGTGGGTTGGGATCGCTATCGGCTGCTGGATCGTTCTAGCGGCGGTATTGGGGCTCATCCTGGGCCGGATGTTCAGAGACGGAGGTTGGTGATGTGGAGAAGGAAGGAACGGGCGCCGGAGGCTGACGTGATGCGGACGGTGAGCCCCTCCGAGATGGCCGAGCACGATGCCCTCGAACGGCTGCACAGGGCTCGGGCGGCCCACAGCCGCGCATGGGAGGCCACGAAGGTCGCGGAACGTCTCAACGAGGACGCCGCCGAGGCTCTCGACGCCGCCAAGCGTGAGGTGCGGCGGCTGGCGGAACGGGCATGAGCTTCGAGCCCGTGTTCCTGCCGCCCGAGGCGGCGCTGGGAGACCGCGCCAGCATGACCTTCCTTCGCCTCTACAACCAGTGTCCGCGCTCCGGGTTCCTCTATGCCAAGCACCGCCGCACCGAGGCGCAGACCGTTGAGATGGTGCGCGGGTCGGCATTGCACGCGTTCTGCGAGCGCGCCACGAGCGAGATGCTTGAGCACGGCGAGTCCTCGATCCCGCCGGAGCTCGCGAAGGCGCTCCTGGGCGACGTGCTGAACGAGATGCATGTACCGCTCGAGGAGCACGACTACCTGCGGGAGATGGCGTTCCGCTGGGCGAACGAGTGGCGGCTCCGCGACGACGAGCGCACGGTCGCGGTGGAGCGGCTGTTCGTGCTGGAGCTAGAGGGCTGGCAGGTGCGGTGCAAGGTGGATTACGCGTCCGCCGATGCCGAAGGGCGGCTCTACGTGGCCGACTACAAGAGCGGGCGGGGAGCGCCGTCGTATGAACGCCTTGCGCGCAAGCGCCCTGACGCGGACTGGGCCGATGCGCCGGCTCGACGGCTCGCCGCCAAGAGCTTCCAGCTGGTCGTCTACGTGATGGCGCTCGCGTTCGGGCGGCCGGTCTGCGACATGTGCGACGGCGAGGGCTCGGTGCGCTACATGCCGAACGGGAGCACGGACCCGCAGGACGAGGCCGAAGGTCGCTGCTCCTGCGCCGACGGACTGGGCGAGCCCGTCGTGAAGGGCTGCCCCGAGGCGATAGCCGAGTACGTGTACCCGGGGATCGAGGACTCGGAGGGACGGATGCTGCGCCGCACGGTCGGTCTCACCCGCCTGGAGATGTTGGAGTACCGCGAATCGCTCGAAGCGGTGCTGCGGCGCCTGAACCGTTCTATCGAGACAGGTGACTGGCCCGCGATCGTGAGCGACGAGGCGTGCTCGGAATGCCCTGCAGAGTCGGAGTGCCCGATCCCGCGGGAGCTGCGCTCGCTGGCTGGCGAGATCAACAGCCTGGAGGACGCCCGTGAGGCGCTCGTCCGCCGTCACCGTTCGCAGGCGCGTGACCGTGCGGTGGGGCGCGAGGTCCGGAAGTTCATGGAACAGCAGCTTGGCGGCGCCCCCATTTTCTACGGCGACCGCGTGGCCGAGCTCGTCCCGCGGGAGACGACGGAAGTACGGGATCGCGAGGAGCTGATGGCCGCGATTGCCGGCGGGATGCCCGTCGAGGAGGCGCGGTCGAGGTTCATTCGCGTGTCGAGAGGCACGAAGTTCAACGAGCGGGACTTGGAGCCCGACGAGATAGGAGGCGAGTGATGGAGGCAGCAGCGCTTGACGCGGCGCAGGAGCGTCTTAAGGCGGGGAGGAACGACGGGAAGACGGCGTACGTCGTGCTGGAGCGCGTGACCCGGATAGAGCCTGCGAACGGCAAAGAAGAAAGCGCCAGGACTCAGGAGGTGTGGCTGGAGATCGGGACCGTGGAGCTGCCGAAGCGTTCGCGGTCTTCGTCTGCGGTCGCGACGGTGCTCGACAAGCTCGGCAGGGAGGCGAGTGAGGGCGGTGCGTTCCGCGTGATTCCCGCCGACGATCCCGTGTTCACGCTGCGCGAGAAGCCGCTGCCACCGGTCGAGGAGCGGTTCGAGGTCGTGACGGTCTGATGCCGCTCGCTCATACCCTCACCGAGGCGTTCAAGAAGTTTGAGCTGATCGACGACACCGGGGACGGGGAGAAGACCGCCTGCGCGATGACCCTCCTCTCGTGGGTCTGCGGCGAACGCTGGTCTGACCACCCGGAGTGCGCGCACCCGCTAGTCGCGAGCGCGGTGATCCGAGCCAACGACGAGAAGGGCACGACGCCGGAGATGCGCCGCGAACTCGTGAAGGCGGGTGTGAAGGGTGTCCTCGACACCTGGTGGCTGCCAGCGGAGGTCGTTGCCGCTGGGCTGGCGCGCTCGAAGAAGGACGCTGACGCGGAGACTCGGTTCGACGCCGCGATGCGCCTCCTCGCCTACGTCGCAGCATGGAAGAAGAACAGACAGCGGCCCGACCTGAGCGGAGCCGTCCTGCGCGGAGCCGTCCTGCGCAGAGCCGTCCTGCGCAGAGCCGTCCTGAGCGGAGCCGACCTGAGCGGAGCCGACCTGAGCGAAGCCGTCCTGAGCGAAGCCGTCCTGAGCGAAGCCGACCTGAGCGGAGCCGACCTGAGCGGAGCCGTCCTGAGCGAAGCCGTCCTGAGCGAAGCCGTCCTGAGCGAAGCCGACCTGCGCGGAGCACACGGCCTTCCCCTGTTCGGGATGCCTGCTGGCTGGCAGATCAACGAGCACGGGCTGTGGGTGCCGAAGTGAGCATCGACCGCCGCGAGGAGGAACGGCTCGCCCGCAAGCGGGCGAACATGCTCTCGGGCCGCAAAGTGAAGCCCGGCGAGGTGAAGGTGAAGGTGTGGCTGCCCGCGTGGCGGTTGCTGTTCCCCGAAACGCAGAGCGAGCGCACGCGGCGCAACGAACTGGACATGCTGCGCCCGTTCATCCGGGAGTTCGGGGAGATGCGGATGCGGGACGTGACCGCGATGCAGGCGCAGGCGTGGGCGCTCGCCCACCCCGCGCAGGTGCGCTGGCTACGTGCGGCGTGGAAGAAGGCTGTGGTCTTCCGCGTGGCGGAGTGGGACATCTGGAGTGCTGTCGTCATGCCCGTACGCACACGCGAGCGCCGCCGGCCGCCAACGGACCAGGAGCTTGCAGCGATCCTCCGGCGGTGCGCCGAGGGCGCGGGCTGGCTGCCCGCGTTCGGGACGATGGTGGAGACCGCCGCTTACACCGGAGCGCGGCAGGGCGGCCTCCTCGGTGTCCGCTGGCGGGAGGTTGACCTGGACACTCGGCGGATGACGGTCACGGAGAAGGGCGGCAAGGCCCGGACGGTCGTGATCCCGGAGCCCGCGGCGTCCGCGCTCGAGCGGGCGTTCGACTTCCGGCTACGGGTGAAAGGTCCTCCCGCTTGGCAGTTCGTGTGGCATTGGCACGACGGGACGGCGTTGACCGCTGACCGGGTGCAGAAAGCGTGGGGTGACGTGCGCGGGGACTTCCCGCACGGGTTTCACTCGCTGCGCCACTACGCCGCCTCATGGTGGAAGGAACGCGGCGCCGACGAGCTGGACATCGCCGTGCAACTCGGCCACACCGATAGCCAAGGACGCCCGTACGTGCGCCATGTCGAGCGCGTCTATGTTCACCCTGCGCCCGACGCAAACGAGAAGGCCCTGGGGAGGCTGGCGGCGCTGTGAGTGGGCACTCTTGGGTGATCTCGGTTCTTGTGCCGCTGAGCGACCGTGACCGCGAGCGGTTCGCGCGAGGGCAGCGCCGACGCTTCACGCTTCCTGACCCGAACCTCAAGACGGCGGTGATCTGCGAGACCTGCCGTCTCTCCTTCGAGGAGATGACGGTCGAGGAACGGCGAGTGTGCCGTGGCTGACTGCTGGCTTGCGCAGTTTGCGCCGGAGGTGCCGTGCGATGGCGCGTTGCAGCGGTGTCACCTCCTGCCGAAACAGCGGCTGCGGCGGCTATGGAGATCCCGCTATCACGAACGGGGACAGCCCCCGCGGCCGATCCCGGGCTACTCCTCGCTGGAGGAGCTGCTGATGGACCCCCGGACGTGGCGGCCTGGGTGCGAGCGGCACCATTTCATGCTCGACTGTTCTCGGAAGCTGAGGATCCCGCGGGCTGAGATCCCGTTGGAGACGGAGACGCTCGCGCGCCTGCTGGGCTTCGACGGGTGGCTGGACCGGGAGTACGGGGAGCTGGTCGCGTGAGCCGGGGCTTCGGGCAGACGGAGCTCCTGGAGGGGCCCCAGCCGAAGCGGCTGATCGTCCCCGAGGGGCATGTGAACTGGTGGGGTATCGACCCGTCTTCAGTGCGGGTGGCGGTCGCGACGGTGACACCTGACGGCGAGCGCGGTGTCACGGTCCAGCCGTTCGCGGGCTCGGGCCTCGCGCGGCTGCACGCGATCTATATGGCCAGCAGGCATGTCGCGATGGACCTCTGCGGCCACTGTGAGCTGCCGCCGGGCGTCGTGGCGATCGAGCAGCCCTCCGGCCGCACGCCGAACCCCATGCTGCTGTACGCGACGGGGGCGATCATCGCGGGCGTCTGCTCGGCGCTGCCGCTGCGGACGGAGCTCGTCATGGTCCCGTCGGCCACTTGGAAGGCGGTCGCCTGCGGCTCGGGTGCGATCCGCAAGCCGAAGCCGACAGAGCGAGAGGAGTACCGCGTGCTGCGCTGGGCGCGGTCGCTCGGCTATGCGGGATCGTCGTGGGATGCCGCGGACGCGTACGGCGTGGCGGAGTGGGCGCGACGGACCTTCAGGCTGGAGGAGAGGTGAGAGGGATGGGGGTCCGTATACGAACGAGCAAAGGAGTGATTCATGGAGGCCAGTACGGTCACGCAGGGCGGCTTCACGCCGCAGGCGGCAGAGGAGGAGAACCCGTTGGGAGATCTGGCCCTCTCGCCCCAGGAAGCGGGGGAGGAGGCGGCGGAGGCGGCGCGTGCGCGCGGTCTCTCGGAGGAGGAGGTGCAGGCGGCGCGTGCGGCGGCCGAGACCGCCGCGAGAGAACGCGCCGAAGCGGCCGAGACGAGCGTCGCTTCGGGGGATCCGGAGCCGCCGCCGCACGAGATCGTCGTGCGTGGTCGCGCGGAGGCGGGGCCGAAGTGGTCGGGCAAGAGGCCCGGGGTGTGCATCCTGAAGCTGACGGGCGGCAAGTTCGCCGTCGAAGGCGGTTTCAGGAAGGGCGAACGGTTCACGTTCCGGGGGGAGGCTGTCGTGATCTCGGAGGGAGCAAGGGACCGTCTGGACCGGGAGACGATGATCGCCGTGGACTCGGTGCAGGAGCACGAGGCGCGGGTGCTGGATTTCGACCTGGTGGACGAGTAGGGACGCTCAGGCTACGCTGTGCGGGCCGTCGGTCTCGACTCCGACGGTTCGTTGGCGAGTGGCCGGCCCGTTCTACGGGTCGGCCCTCGTCGTCATGGGGGAGACATGGCTGAGGAAATGGCCCAGAGGGCGCCTCTCGGCCAGCCGCGGGAGTGGGGTCTGCCCGCGGCGTGGAGGCTCGCCCTGACCGTCTGTCCGCATTGCCGGGGCCTTGGCAGCGGGTGCTTGGCGTGCGAAGGCTCGGGCGACCTGTTCGGGGTGATCCTGCTGGACGCGTACCGGCGGGGCCGTGACCATGTGCTCGCCCGGCTGCGGGAAGTGGAGGGTGCCCGCCAGATCGCTGCGGAACGCGTGAGGGCGGAGGAGCCGTCTGCGCGGCAGTTGAAGGGAGCGTTGGGGCTGTGAGCGAGACGTACTGGGATCGCGCTCGGGCGGAGCACATGGACGGGATGGTGGAAACGCTGCGGTCGATCGACATGGGACGCTGCGCGAACCCGTATCCCACGCCGTACTTCCAGGATCCGAGGCGGATCGTGCATGGCTACTGCGGGCTCCAGAAAGGCCATCCGGGGCCCTGCGGGCCGAAGGAGGAGACGCAGTGAGCGTCCCGGTGGTAGACCTTGGGGCGCTGAGCCCGGTCGAGCGGGCCGCTCTGGCCGCCCAGCTTCAGCGCGAGTCCATGCGGGACAAGGGGTATACGGCAACGCCGCTGGGCGAAGATGTCGCCGCGTTCCTTGCCGCCAAGCGTCAGCGGTTCTCCGAGAACACGCTGAAGGCGTACGAGTCCAGCCTGGACAAGCTGGCGCGGCATTTCGCGGACCTGCGGCTGGAGGACTTCGAGCCTCCGATCGGCACAGAACGGATCACCGAGTACCTGGACCGGCATTGGGGCACGGCGAAGGGCTCGACCTACAACATGCACCGTTCAGCGACGAGCACCTTCTTTGAGTTCTGGCAGGTCCGGGGGCGCCTGCACGGGGACCCGATGCGGGGGATCGACCGGGCACGCAAGGAGCAGCTCTACCGCGAGATCTTCAGCGACGACGAGCGGCTGGCGATCATCGCCACGGCGAGCCTGCGGGACCGGATCGCCTTGCGGCTGCTGTTCGACTACGGCCTTCGGCGCGGCGCACTGAAAGCTGTCCAGTTCCGGCACTTCGACCATCAGCGCCGGTGGCTGACGATCTTCACGAAGGGCGCCAAGGTGCGCCAGCTGCGGATACCCGATACGGACCTGTGGATGGAGCTCGAGCGCCACATTCTCGAGGCCGGCGCGCAGGGCGAGCACTTCTTGATGTGCGTGCGCCGGCCGATCCCGCGTGCGGGGTGGCGAGACTTCCCTGAAAGGGAGATGAGCACGTCCACCATCCATAACTGGTTCAAGCGGGTGCAGCTAGAGGCCGGGATCAAGGAGCCGCTGCATCTGCACGCCGCGAGGCACACGGCGGCTCAGCGGGTGCTTGATGCGACGGGGAACATCGTGGCCGTCCAGAAACTGCTCGGGCACTCCTCGATCGCCACGACGCAGGAGTACGTCGGGATGGGCGAGGACGAGCTCGCGCAGGTCATGGTCGCGGTGCTGGCGAGGGATGCTCGATGAGCAACTGTCTACTTCGTTCGCCCCGTGGTTGCGGGCTTCTAGCACCCCTTCGGTTCATAACATCGAAAGGGTTGATTTCGTGAGCGATCTCGCGAGCGCGCTGATGGTCGCGATCCGTGTCCACGCCGGGCAGGTGGACAAACAGGGCGAGCCGTACCTGCTGCACGTGCTGCGGGTCGTGGAAGCCGTGGGAGACGAGGCGAAGCCGCTGGCGGCACTGCACGACACCGTGGAGGATGCGGAAACGCACTTGGTCGGCGCGCGCCTTGCGAGCGAAACCGGCGTCGGCTATTGGGACCTCGTGGCGCTCACCCGGTCTGAGACGGGCGCGTGTGAGAAGCACTGCGAGGGGACCTACGCCGACTACATCGCGCACATTGCGGGGTGCGGGACGCCGCTTGCTCGCGAGGTCAAGATCGCGGACCTGCGGGACAACCTCGGACGCATCCCGCCACGCGAGAGCGCCTACGAAGACATCACGCTACGGCCCCTCGTCGGCGAGCCCGTGCCGACAAGGCTCGACCTGCGTGAGGAGTGGGATCGAGAATGGGCTTCCCTGAAAGCCCGCTACGAGAAGGCGTTGGCGGTCTTGGAGTCTCGTGAGGCTAGGGAAGCAGCATGGGGGGGGAGGGGCGAATGACGAATCCAGGGCAGAGCAACATCGAGGTCCTTCGCGAGCATGCGCGCAGGGAGCATGTTGGCGCGCAGCGCGCGGACTGTCGGGCTTGCCAGAAGTTCCCCGAAGCGCCGACGAGGATGGCGTGCGGCATCTGCAATGGGGGCGGGCGGCTATTCGTCGGCACGTCCTACCAGCAGATGTGCCCCAACTGCAAGGGAACGGGTCGATGAAGACACGAGAGCGGAGGAGGAGGAGTGAGCGACGCTCAGCCACGACGACGTAAGTACGAGGAGGTACCAGCGTGAATGCGGGACTTCTAGCTGTGCTGGTGACATGGGGAGCCCTTGGGGCCCTTGTGGCGTGGAGGGTCCGGGATATCAGCCACCGACGGAAGGGAGACGGACAGTGAGCCGGTTCGAGGCGTGGGTTGAACGGCACAGGTGGGCGTACCCGTTTGCGTTCCCGGTGCTGCTGCCGTACGTGCTCTACAAGCTGCTCAAGGCGCTGACGGAATGGCGGTCGTGATGCCACGAAGGCGCGCGGCGGGCTTCAACACCATCACCACGAAGGAGAAAGGAAACAATGGGTAACACGACGACAACGACAGTCGAGCTGCCGGTCACAGGCAGCGGTGAGGCGCTAGAGCTGGTGAAGGGGACCACGACCTTCGGGTTGACGGGCGTCTCGATTCAGCCGCGACCGGGCGGGGAGAAGGCGACCGTGATGTGGGTTCCGGACCCGGACAACGAGAACAACACGATCTTCTGGGTCCGGGGGATCGAGGGTGTGGAAGGGCTAGGTCTGGTCACGCTTGAGCTGACCTACACCGGCGAGTGAGAGCGATGTCTGGGCCGGCGACGAATCCGCGGCAAGCCGACGGCGAGCCTGTAGGCGAGGTTCGCTTCCCGGCCGAGTGGATCGGGGGTGCACGCTTCACACGTGTCGAACTGGTCGCGCAGGCTGACGTGGACGGCGGGAAGGGGCTGCTAGTGATGGCCGTGCTCAGTGACGGCACGAACTTGGCGGGCGTGACCTATCCGGGCGGCCAGGCAGTGCTTCGGATCGCGCCGATGGGCAACGTCGTGGAGAGCCACTTCGACGGCGCACGGCCCTCGGCGCATCGGAAGACGGAGGCGATGTGGGGCGTCGCGGTTGAGGCGATGCACGCGGCGCTAGAGGAGGTGGGGCGTGAAGCTTAGGCCACGGTATGTGCGGAAATGCGCCTGCGGGAAGCCTCTCGCTGAGGGCCAGTGGGACTGCCGTGTGTCACCGCCGGTTGGGCGTGAGGAACGGCGGCGGCGTGCTGCCCTTGACGCGCTGGTGAAGCGTGGCCTGAAGGCAGCGATATCTACCCCCGCAGGCAGCGGTGTGCCCGTCGTCGGCGTTGAAGCCATCGTCCGGGCGTGGATCGGGGCCGCTCTACATGAGTCTGAGGGGGTAGACCTATTCCACGTTGGCGACCAGACCGACAGTGTTCCGAGTTATCGGTGGTCCTCGGGGGCGATACTAAGCCGCCATCCCTTTACGCCTGTCTCCGAGAGCGAGAGCGAGGAGGGCGGTTCGTCGTGAAACAACACGACGACAGGCCGATCCTGCTGCCGATGCGGCTGTACGACGCCGAGGAGTGCGGCCCGGACGGCTACCCGCCCGAGTGGCATCGGTCGATCAAGTACACCGTGCGCGGGCAGGCGGAGGACCGCTGTGTGCGCTGTGGGCACCCGTACGCGCCCGGCTCAGGTGAGTGGTCCCGCTGCGACGAGCGCTGCACCCACGGTGGCCCTGTGCGGCTGCTGACGCCGGAGGGCGACGTACTGCGCGAAGGCCCGTTCGACCAGACGACGGACCTTGCGCCGATCCGTGAGGCGTACCCGACCTGCACGATCCAAGCGGGCTGGCGCATCCTCACCGTCCACCATCTCGACGGGAACAAGGCGAACTGCCGGTGGTGGAACCTCGCCGCGCTCTGTCAGCGCTGCCATCTGACGATTCAGGGGAAGGTGCGGATGGAGCGCGTGTGGCCGTGGGAGCACTCGGACTGGTTCAAGCCGTATGTCGCGGGCTACTACGCGCTGACGTATCTCGGGCAGGAGATCGGGCGGGACGAGGCCGAAGAGCGGCTGGACGAGCTGCTTGCGTTGGAGCGTGCCGCGTGACCCGTTCTCGTGAGGCTAGGGAAGCAGCATGAGCGGGGAGGACGGCTTCGCGTTGAAGCGCCCGCAGACCATCCTCTCCCTCTGCGACGGGCTGGGCTCCTGGTCGCAGCCGTACGTGGACGCGGACTACGACGTGATCCGGGTGGACCTCAACGCCGGTGAGGACGTGCGGCTCATGGAGCTACCGTCCCGGCCGGTCCACGGTGTTCTCGCCGCCCCACCCTGCACGGTGTTCGCGGGGTCGGGGAACCGTTGGGAGCGCACGGAGGCCGAAATGCTCGCCGGGCTCTCCGTGGTCGATGCGTGTCTGCGGATCATCTACGCCACGAAACCCGCTTGGTGGTGTCTGGAGAACCCGGTCGGGAAGCTCGTCCACTATCTGGGGCCTCCGGTGACGACGTTCAACCCGAACGACTACGGGGATGACTACACGAAGCGGACGTGCTTGTGGGGCGAGTTCAGGGAGCCGGTGCGGTGTCCGGTGCCTGCGACGGCGGGGTCGAAGCTGCACCGCCTTGGCCCGTCGCCGGAGCGGGCTGCGTTGCGTTCGATGACCCCGACGGGTTTTGCGCGGGCCTTCTTTGAGGCGAACCCATGACCGTTTCTCGTGAGGCTAGGGAAGCAGCATGAGCGGGGGGAGGACGAATGAGAGGTGAGCGCCCAGTCGGCGGCGTCCTGAGCTTCGCGTTTGAGCCGTTGGAGAGCGCGGGGTTGGTGCTGGCCTACATCGACGCGCCCGAGTGCGAGGTCCGGCTGCGGCTGAGCATCGGTGAGGCTGAGGAACTCGCGAAGGGGTTCGCGGAGGCCGCCCGGGCGATTCGAGAAGCCGAGGGCTCCCTCTCTGGGTCGAAAGGGACGCCAAGATGAACGGGGAGGCGGCGGCGCTGACGCTTGCAGGCCGCATCCGGGCGGGCGACGCACCGTTGGAGCCCGCGCGTCTGTATGAGCTTGCGGGCAACGGTGAGGGTTATCGTCACGCGATGATCCATGCGGGTGCGGTGGGGCCGAAGGGACCGGGCTCGTTCCGCCCGTATGACCCGTGCCCCGTATGCGGCAAACGGTGGTCGCGGCACCCGGCCTTCGCCCCTTCTTCTGTGTCTACAACCAAGGAGGAGCGGGAGTGAGCAACCGCGTGAGCGCGTGGATTTTCGGCCTGACGATGGGCGTGGCCTTGGTCGCGGGGGAGGTTTGCTATTGGCTGCCGGGTGTGCTCGCTGCCTGTATTGGGATCGGTGGCTTTATGGTCGTCGCGCTTACTGCGGTGCCGTTCGGTGTCTCCTTGCGGCGTTGCGTGGACGGCGAAGGCTCGCTGCGGGCTTGGTGGCTCCGTCCTTCTTGTGAACAGGAGACAGAGCGGTGAGCCCGAGGATCTCGTTGGACGAAGTGCTCCGGGACATACATCCGGAGCTGGTCGAAACGCACGAACTGATCGACAATCCGGACGGCCCAAAGACGATGTTGGAGGCGGCGGCAAACTCCTCTTTCCCGTTCCTGCTGGTCGAGCGCACGAAACCGCCCGAGTGGCTGCACGCCTATTGCGAGTGCGGGCATCAGGACCACTACCACTCGCCCGCGTGCCCGTTTGAACGCTGCGACTGCCAGGAGTTTCGCCCTGTCTCCGAGAGCGAGAGCGAGGAGGAGGAGTGAGCAGCGCGCGGACGTTCTACTGCGATGCGCCGGGTTGCGACACGCACGGCTCGCCGGAAATGCCAGGCTGGCTGGTCGTGAGCGACCGGCACGGACCGCGCAAGCATTTCTGCAACGGGGATTGCCTGATGAGGTGGGCTGCGGCCTGGTCGGAGCCGCCTGTCGTGATCCCGCTGGATGGCGAGAGCGAGAAGGAGCAGTGAGGTGAGGCGCCCCGCGTTCCTTGATGTTGAGCCCGAGGAAGCCGCCGCGTTCATCGCCTTCATGTTGGGATGGCCTGGCGGGGATCTGCCTGTGTACGTGGACGGGAGGCGGTCTTTCGGGCTGTCCTGTGCTGCCCTGGCGGGTCCGCGCCTGTGGGACCGTGCTCGGCGCCTCGAGCAGTCCTGGGGCGTCGATGTGGAGGCGGCGTTGCCGTCGATGGTGTCAGTGCCGTGTCTGTGGGCGTGGGTGGCTTCGCCTGACTCGCTCAAGGGAGCTGCGAGGTTTCGGCCGGCGCCGTCGCTGGTGCTGCGGTTCGGCGGTTCGAGTGAGCGGCTGTTGTTGTGGGGGCTGCGCGAGACGCTGACCTACGGGCAGACGCTTGCTTTCAACGAACGGCTCTCCTACCGCCTGCGGGCTCCTCGTACGCGGTGTGATCCTGCGTCGTTGCGCGTGCCGTTGCCGGGGACTTTCCGGCATGGGGGGCGCGTGCGGCCGGTGCCTGTGGTGGTGACGAGGATGGAGCTCGGGGATTACGAGGCGGCGCGTGTGGCGGGATGGTTGAAGGACCCGCCGCCGCGCGATGCGTGGCGGGAGCGCGTATCCGCCTGACTGCGCGGGTAGTTTCACCCCATGCTCCTAGCTATCGCTGTTCTCCTCACGGGCATCTGGATTGCCCTGACCTCGCAGGAACCGGTGTCGAGCGGCGTGACGTTGATCTTCGGGATCGTGGTCGCGGTGTTGGCTGCGATCGAGCTGCTGCGGCCGTACGCTGGTCGCGCCCCGTAGGTAACGTTTTCGGCGCCTGCGAGAACGGTAACGCCTCCGGTGCGCTCCCTACGGTCTGCGCTCCGGCTGTTGCCGATGACGCCCGCCTAACGGCGTGTTCTGGCGGCTCCTGCGGGGCCGCGTGTCGAGCGGGAGGTGCTGTGACCCATCCGACTATCTCTTGCCGTTCTCGCGCTGTTCCTGGCGCTGTGCGGGGCCGCGTCTGCCCATAGGCGTCATCGCTGTCTGCCGTGTGACCGCGGGTGGGGGAGGGTCCACCACTGGCACCGGCCCGTGTCAGGGCCTCACTTCACGGTCGAAGCGACCTGTTACCACCAAGGCTCGGTTACGGCGTCGGGCTCCGGCGTGTTCGTGGGTGAGGTCGCGAACAACTTCCTGGCGCTCGGGACGAGGATCCTGCTGGACCGGCCTGTGTTCGGGCTGCGGCGGTTTGTGGTGCTTGACCGGATCGGCTGGGGGTCGGAACTCGACTTCTACGGGCCTTCGGAAGGCGCGTGTCTCGCTTTCGGCCGCGAGCGTGTCGGATTCACGGTGCTGAGGTGAAAAGAAAACACCCCGCGCTCCGGAACGCGGGGTGTAATCTGTGCCGTCCTGTGAAGATCGACTCCCACAGAGTACCCGTTGCCTAGGCGTCGGAAACGCCCAGGCTGAAGCGCGCCACATACGCCCGCGGCGCGCACCGAGGACTCGCCATCCGATCTCCGGCCGTTAGAGGGCTCCCGGTCGCGCACATCGTTGACGGTCGGGGACGCCGCAGGTCCCGGGGCAGGGGGCTAAAGAAGACGCTCGCGGCAATGTAGGAACAGCAGCGATAAGGGGTAGCCTCCAGCGGGTGAAACAACGAACCGTCGAGGGCGGCGTTGCGCGGGAGCTGCTGGGCCTGTCGGAGTCAACGACGGACCCGTTTCAGCAGGCGGTCCTTGTGGGCCTCGCGAACATCGAGCTTCTGCTGCAGCGCGTTCTCAGAGAGGAGACTGGTATGGCTGGTGCTGTCTCGAGTGAGCAGCAGGCGCTCGAAGCCGCGACGGCGGCCTTGAACGCCGAGGTGGAGGATCTTTCGTCTGTGGACGGGGAAGTGGCGGCGGATCTCGCGAAGCTGCCGGGGCTTCTGCAGGCGATCGGGCCTGTGAGCCCGTCGCAGGTGAACGCGATCACGGCGGCGACGGAAACGATCAAGTCGCTGACCTCGAAGCTGAAGGGCGAAGCTGCGACGGCGGCGTCTGAGGAGGCGGCAGCCGAGGCTCCGGCAGGTACGGAACCCCCGGCGCAGCCTGCCGCCCCGGCGAACGTCGAAGCGACGGCGGCTGGCGGCGGGGCGCCCGCAAGCACGCCCGCTCCCACCGTCGAAGGTTCCACGCCGTCGAGCTCCGAGCCGGAGCCGCCTGCCGCTGCTTGACGTACGCTCCCCGGACTGGGGTGTCATCGCTGGCGAGAAGGCCGCTTCGGCGGCCTCTCGTCGTTCTAGGGGCCGCTGTCCGCAGGCTCCTTCACTGTTCGGGTCGCAACTCGACCGGGAGGCTCGCTGATGGCGGCTGTGACCTGCACACGGACTGACCTGTTCCCCAACGGGACGGTCGTGAAGGCGTACCCGCGGGCGGCTTTCCACTCCGCCGGGGAAGCGCTACCGACCGCCTCGAGCGTCGCGGAAGCGACGATGACCTCGGGGACCTGCACCCTCGAAGGTCTGACCGCTGGGCAGGAGTACACGCTGGCGGGCGAAGTCGGCGGCTTTGTGCGTGTCCTCGGTGTCCAGGCGCCCGCTTCAACCGCTGTCGTGGCGGCCACAGGCCTGCCGGAACCGTCGCTGCAGTCGCTGATCGCCGCGTCGTTCGATCCCGTCTACGCGTCTGGCACGTACAAACTCGCAACCGCGGGGGTGCTCTACAAGGCGCGGGTGCCGGTCAAGAGCGAATCGAAGCTGAGCAACATTCTGCTCTGGCTTGCGACCAAAGGCGCGACGTTGACTGCCTCGCAGTGTTTCGCCGGCGTCTTCGCGGAAGGAACACGGAGCCTGCTGGCGCAGGTGACGGCTGCGGAAACGATCGCGAAGATGGAAGGCGCGAACGGTTCGCTGCAGACGCTCCCGCTGGAAAAACCGGTGGTCGTCGGCCCGGGCTACGTCGATGTCGGGGTCTTCTACAACGGGACGACCGCGCCGACGTTCGGCGCGGGCGCTGCGCAGGGCGTCACGGGGGCGGCGGCGCTCATCAACGCTGGGAGCTCGGGCAAGGGGCTGCGCTTCGCGGAAGCGAACACGGGCCTTACGACCGCGCTGCCTAACCCGATGAGCGAAACGCAGACTGCGGTCGCCGCGCCGATCTGGGTCGGGCTGTCCTGAGCCGTGGCGACGCTGAAGATCAACCGGGCTGACCTGTTCGGGCCGAGCAAGAAAGTCAAGATCTTCCTGCTTACGGAGCCCGAGATAGGCGAGCTGCTGCGCCGCGGCGAAGCCCGCGGGGCACCGGGCCAGACGACGGGGACGAACCCTGAAAGCTGGAAGCCCGCGCCGACGAAAGTCGCTGAACCGGAAACGACGTCGGCCGGGGTGCTGGAAGTCGCGATCGGCAGTGGCGCCGGCGAACTCGCTGCGGGTGCGCAGGGGCTCGCTGCCGCCGAAGTGGGAGGGGAATGGGTGTACCTGCGGTTCCGGTCCCCGGAAACGGCGAGGGAAGCCGTCTGATGGCTCTCACGGTCAAGCGGTCGGATCTATTCCCCGTCGGATCGACCGTGAAGGCGTTCGCGTGGTATCCGGAGACGCACACGTTCGTCAGGCCGCCCGGGCCGGTTCTTGCGGAAGCGGTGGTCGCCTCGGACGGGTCGCTCACGTTCCCCACGGTCACGGGACGGGTGATCCTGTGGTGCTCCACCGCGGCGGCCGGCGCCGTGAGCACGATCACCGCGAGCGCGGAATCCTTCAAGGCGCCCCCGGAAGCGCTCCGGGAACGCATTAGGGAACGGCGGAGGGAAGCCGGAGCGTAGGCCCCGTGGCGTCCCTGACGATCACGGACTCCCAGGTTTTCCCCGCCGGTACGCAGGTCGGTGCGTACCTCGTCGCGCCCTTCACGGGCCCTAGGCCTCCGCTGAAAGGTCAGGCGCCGCCGGCCGGGGCCAAACCCGTCGCTGTCGCCACGATGAGCGAAACAGGCGAAGCGACGTTCCCGAGCCTCGAAGCGGGGACGCCGTACTTCCTTGGCGCCGAAGTCGCGGGCGTGTGGGTGTGGGTGACGGCCAGGACTCCGGTCCCCGAAGGCGTGGACCTCACCGCCAACGTCGCAAACCTCGAAGGCCGGATCGCCGGGGACGAGACGAGCATCGGGACGTTCCTGCGCGACCAGGCCGAACACGCCGAACAGATCCGCACGATCGAAGCGCAGATCACCGAAATCCTCCGGCGGCTCAACGAAAAAACCGAAGAACCCGTGAAAACGCCGGACGTGACGCGGGCTGCCGCCTTCGGGGACAACAGCTACGCCGAGGCGGGACTGGGCTGGGTGAGCGGCGGGGATCTGACTTCGCTCGTGGGGTCGCTGATCCAGAACGCTGCGACGATCCAGACCGGCAACAGTTCAGTGATCGCGCTGATGCAGGACGGGACGCTGCGCGGCAACGGCACCAACGGCTTCGGGCAGCTCGGCACCGGGGATCTCGGGGCCCGGCGTACGCCAGCGCGGATCGTCCCGTCGATCACGAACGCCGAATGGCTGCAGGTGGGGGCCGGGAGCTCGATGGTCGGGCTGAGGGACAAGACGATCCGGGTGTGGGGGAGCTCGCTGTACGGCAAGAACGGCGACGGGCAGGGCACCGAAGCGGCGCTCGAGCTCGTCCCCTCAGAACAGCCGCACGCCTCGATGGTCGAACCGTTCATCCCGCAAGTCCGCAACGAAGGGGACACGGGCGGCAGCATCCCGGCGCTGCGGCCCAACGCGTTCGCTCCGATCCCCGAAAAGGTCAAGGCCGGCGGTGTCGGGGTCAAGCATTCTGTCGCGCTCGGGGAAGCTGGCTACGTGTGGGGGTGGGGACTGAACCTCCAGGGGCAGCTCGGCCTCGGCCACACCAAGGGCTCCAGGGGTGGTCTGAACGCGAAAGGCGAACCGATCGGGGGCTTTCAGGGCAGCGCGGGCTCTCCGATCACCTACACGAACACACGGCCCGAAAAAGGGCAGGGCCTCACGAACCCGTTCCAGTACAAGGAAGAAGGCAACGGCAAATACCAGGTCTTCAAGCGGGTGGGCAAGAACCTGATGACGGGGCAGATCGAATACGGGTGGGTCGAACACACCGAAGGCGGCTCCGAACAGCAGTTCCCCGTGAAGATGAAGGAAACGGCGCTGTACGAACCCAAATCGGGCGAAGCGGCCAAGAAGGCGATAGCGGCGGCGTGCGGGGAACAGCACACGGTGGTCTTGCTCGGGGATCTCCGTGGGACGTGCGTCGCGTGTGGCGCCAACACCAACGGGCAGCTCGGGGACGGCACGACGACCGGCAAAACGGAACTCACCGAAGTCAAGGGGCTGCCGACGAAAGCCGAAGTCGAAGCGAACGCCGGTAAGAAAGTCGTTGCGGTCACCTGCAGCGCCGCAGGCACGCTGTTCATGCTGAAAAACGGTGAAGTGCGCGGGTGTGGCAACAACGGCATGGGCCAACTGGGGCTCGGTTCGACGCAGAAGACGTTCACCGAAGCGACCCCGGTGCCGTTCTTCGCTACGCACGCCGCGACATTCATCGTCGGCGGCGGCCAGGTCAACTACGCGATCACGACCGGCGGAAAGCTCCAGGCGTTCGGGAACAACAGCGCCGGGCAGCTGTGCAACGGCCAGAAGCTACAGGCCGCGTCGCTGACGGCCGGCACCACGACGGGCGTTGAACGCGAAGGCGAGGAATACGGGCTGCTCGCGGCTGAACTCAAACAGAACACCGCGCACGTCTCCATCTCAACAACCTCGCTCACCGCTTCCGTGCCGCCCAAACAGAAACTCGTGCTGGAAGCCAGCCCTGGCAATACGCAGACGGTCGAAGCGACCGCCGAAGCGCTGCAGGGCGCGAGCTCCGTCACGACTAAATCGTTCACCGCCGCGCTGACCTTTCCCGTCGGCTCGAAGGTGCTCGGCACCTCGAAACAGAAATGGATGGAAGGCGGCAACAGGATCGTCTACGAAGCGACGGGCAGCGAAGAAGCCCAGACGGTCGGTCAGGACGGCAACAACATCGCCGTCGAAATCGTCAAGGCGCCGAACGCCAATGAAGCGCTGAAAGTCGAAACGCGCGAAGAATCAGGCAAACGGATCGTGAAGGTGACGCTCGGGACCAATAGCGCAAACGAAGCGGCCTCCGAAGCGACCAGCGTGGTCGCTGCGATCAACCAGCACGCGACCGCCGGGACATGGCTGAGCGTCTATGTCGCCAACCCGGGGAACGTCAAGAGCATCACGCACGGCACGGGGATCGTCGCGACGATGGCGCTCACCGCCCTGTCAGGCGGCGAAGGGGGCCCCGCTCGCACGCCGGCCGAAATCGCGCTTCCGCAGGGCAGCGAATGTATCGGCGTGTCGGGGAACCAGCAAAACAGCGTGGCGATGTGGCGCGGCACTGCGGAAGCGATCAAGCCCGCGAGCATCAACGTCGTGAACGGCACGACCGTCGAAATCTTCGGGGAAAACCCGTCCGAACCCCGCTCAAAAGGGTGGAAGATCATCTACAACCGTCTGCTCTCCAGCGGCGAAAAGTCGAAACTGCAGAAAGAACAGCTCGAAGGGAAGTTCAACGAAGCCGAACGCAAGAGCAAAGAAAAAGAACTCGAATCGAAATACGGCGAAGGCAAAAAAATCCTCACGACCAACGCCGGCCAGCTCCCGGAACTTCTCGAAGGGCTGTTCACGACTATCAGCACCCTCGAAGCTGAAACGCCGCAGGAACCGTTCTACTACGAGGTGATCCTGCAGAACAGCGAACCGACCTCGACCTGGGAAAAGAAGACGTTCAAGTTCGGCGGCGGTCTCGAAGTAGAAGCCGAATCGTAGGGCCGCGCATGAAGCGCGGGGGCAAGCGCAGGGGGGGAGTGACCCCTAGGAGGGACACCCGTGCGCAGCTTGATCCTCATTGTCGCGCTGATGGTCTTCGGTGTCGTGTCACTCGCGCAGGCCGAAGAAGCTCCGACGCTCTCCGCCTCTGGCGGCCCCGGTCTGAAAGCCACGCTCAAATGGACCGCGGTGAAAGGCGCGACCGAATACCGCGCCGAACTGTGCGAGGTCTCGCCGCTGAAAACCGCCTGCGAACCGTCCGAACTGTTCTCGCTGGCGGCAGGCACCGAAACTACCCAGAGGGTCTCGGGCGAAAGCGAAGTCCGCTACCGGGTGCAGGAGTTCAAGCCCAAAGAAGGCGCGTGGTCGAACGCCGTCACAGTCCACTACACGCCGACTGCGGACCCGATGGGCGTCGGCGTGGACGCCGGGGGATGGGATTGGGAATCGGCGCTCTCTGACGTATCGGGTGCCGTCAAGCTGGTGCGCTCGAGCTACACGCATTACAACAGCGAATCGCAGATGGCGCTCCTCGCGAAGTACGGGCTACGGCTGCTCCCGCTGTTCTACGAAGGCGGCAGCATGAGCGAACTCGACACGGCGGCGCATGTCGAAACGATCGTGAACTGGTGCAAGGCCTACTGCTCCGGCGGCACCTACTGGGCCGGTAAGACTCCGGACCTCGGAGCGACGACGATCGAGCTCGTCAACGAGCCCGGCAACCCGTACCTGCACAGCGGGGAACCCCAGAGCGAAGCGTCGAAGCTCGCCTACGTGGACCTGACCAAGAAAGTCCACGCGGCGCTCGCCGCGTTGACTCCGGCGCCGGCGCTGCTGGTCTCCTACGACGGGGGCTATGAAGGCGACCAGTACGGCGAATGGATCTTCGCGCACGGCGCAGAAGCGGACGGCGTGACCGTCCACCCCTACGGCGGCCACGTCGAACGGTCGAAATCAGCGCAGGGCAACCGCGAACGCGTCACCCGCGCCCACGAAAAGTCGGGGAAACCCGTCTACGTGACCGAGGTCGGCTGGCCCACTTGCGGCGAAACCGGCGACTCGTTGAACTGGTCGCAAGCCGAACAGGCCGAAAACATCAGCCACTTCGCTGAATGGGCCTCCGGCCTGGGATATGTGGCGCTGGACGTGAACTTCAACTACGCCGACTACGAACACGACTGCTACGGGATCGTGGAAGCCGCAGGATCCCCGCACAAGCCCTCCTATGCGGCGTTGAAGGAAGCCGCCGAACGGTGGTAGACACGCGGTCCTGCGCCTGATTGAATCCTCGGGCGAGTCGAGACCGAACCGAAGGAGGGAAGATGGGGAGAGTGTGGGGACTCACGACGCTGGCGGTCTGCTTGCTATGCGCGGGGACCGCCAGCGCGAGCGGCACGGCCTGGTACTACAACGACGCGCAGATCCCGGCCGCCCAGACAGTCGAAGTGCCGACGAGCGGGCCGAGAACGACCGTCAACCTGAAGCCCGAAGGGCAGCCAAAGGTCGCTCTCGTCTGCGCTGTGACGGGCCGTGAAGCGTTCTGGAACACGGAAGAACGGGGGCACGCCGAAACACGGGCCCTGAGCTTCGCGTGTCCGGAAGGGCTGATCGTGAGGCCGCTGGTGCCGTGGGGCTCGAGCCTGCTGGAAGGCGAACCGCCGCTGCACGACGAGTGGGAAGGCGTAGCGGTCGAAGTCACCTACGCCGGCACGGATTACGGCGTCTTCACAGGCTCGATCAACACGACGGTCGGGGACGTGGAGGGCGAAAAAGAGAGGGAAGGCAAACTCCAGGACGAGCCCGACAACTACCTCACGTTCCGCGGCGGGGTGGACCGCCCGTCGCTGGTGAACGCGCACGGCGCGAAGCTGTGGCTAGCCGGGCACTACCATCTAGGCGTGAAGGGCGCACGGATAACCGACGAATCGGGAGCGCTCTAGGCAGGGCGCTTCGCGGGGCGTCTGCGGCCCTCGGTTCTGCGCAGCCACGCTTCTACTGCGGTGCGGCTCCAGAACTCCACCACGCCGCCTGAGGCGTCCTTCATGAGCACGGGCGGCGGGAACGGGTCGCGGGGGTCCTGCATCCAGCGTATGAGGGTGTGACGCTGCCTGAACCCGCACATGGAGCGAACCTCGGCCTTTGTGCGCAGCTCGCGGCGGATGATCTGCCAGAGGCCCTCGATCGTCCCGTCCGGGGCAACGCGGAGGTTGCCCCGGCGGGTGCGGATCGTCACGCCGTTAGCGAGGTCTACGGGTCTCGCGGTCACGGCGGTAGTACATCGCAGCGAGGATCAGGGCTATCCCGGGGACGTAGAGGTCCATCGCTGCGGGGTAGTTGGATTGGACGCACCCAGCGACGCAAAGGGCGACGCCGAGGGCGAACACGGCCCCTCTCATGACGGCTGCTCGGTGTAGAGGGATCGGACCGCCTCGGCCAGCACGACCACGGCCCGGGCGAGGTCCTGCGCGTCGCTGACACGCCTAGGCCGGTCGCGTACCGCCTCGGCGGCAAGCTTCGCCTGGTCGATCTGCTCTACGAGTCGCATGGCGTCGCCCCGTCTCTGAGCGCGTCGAGGTGCAGATCCTCGAGGTACTCGCGTTGCGCGGCGGTCATCTCGTGTGGCTCGAGGCTGAGTGCGCGGAGTAGTTCCCGCTGGTGGCGGCTTTCCTCCCATAGCTGCGCTCGTCGGAGGTCGCCTGGTTTGATGCGTGGCATTGGCTCGACTCCCTGCGTTTCGTTGGCGAGTGGCGCTCGTGCGCCCGCAAGCGTCCACCCTGCTACGGATGGGCGCTCGCGGCCGCGTTCGGCGCTAGAGAATGTCGCCGGCGCCGTTGGCCTGCTCGCGGGTGAAGCCCCACGGCGCAGCCTCGGCGCCGGGGAGCTTCGCTAGGAGGCGGCATCGCATCGCCTCGCAGAAGGCGCAGCCGTCAGAGTCGCGCCAGCCGTCGTGCTCGCAGGCCTGGTATTCGTAGTGTCCGAGCTGCTGTGCGACCGTCGCGGTGCTAGCGACGGGCTGCACGGCGACCTGAACCCCAGCGCCGAGGCTGTACACCTTCCGTCCCGTGTCGATGGGCTGGAAGACGTAGGGCATCTCCCAGTACCGCTTGCACGGCCCGGGCGTGTTCTCGGGGTCCTCGATCGTGTCGGGGTAGCGCGCGTGGATGCTGTCGAGGTTCGTCTCGATCAGCCGTTCACCGAGCACGCTCGGGGGGATCGTTTCCGAGTGCGCGTTCTCGGTGATCTCGTCGGCGTACGGGTCAACGTAGACCCGAAGCCCGCGGGCGTGGCTGTAGTAGCTGAAGTGCCGCTCGTGGCGGCTGTCCCAGCCTTGCGAGTCAGTGGCCCCGGCGATCGCCGATTGGACGAGGAAATCAACGTGGTCCGGGTCCACCATGTAGGCGCTCATCGTTTCTCGACTCCTTCTGCGGCGGCTCGTTAGGCCGCTGCTGGTTCGTTGGCGAGTGTGCTCCCCGCAGGGCCGCAGAGCGCGAGGGAACGCCGAGTGATGTGGGCGTCTTCCCAGCCCCATCCCTGGGTCTAGACGCGTTCCCTCGCTTGTCGTACTCTGCTCGCTGCATCAGGGAGCTTGGTCCTTCCTGGTGCCACGCCCCCGGGCAGTTGAGGCTGCGCCGGGGGCACCTTCCCCCCCCCCGCCGAGTCACGCTGCGGAGGGCTTGCGGTGCGCATATGTAGCACGCGGGCGTGTACCTGTCAATGCGGCTAACGGGTGGGAGTGTCAGACCGCTGGCCATAATCTCGCGGGAATGTCGCAATGGGCGCGAAAGTACACCGACGAGCAGAGAACGGCGATCGAGCGTGCCGGGATTGACCTAGCCATCCGTCCACGCCGCCGGATCGTGGACATGGCAGCTGCCGGCGAGCTGTCGCCGGAGCCCGGCGGCGAGCCGCTGGAGCCGTTCGAGATCCCGGAAGCGAGCGTCAGCGACATCATCTCCAAGGCCGAACGCCGCAAACGCGGCGAACTGCTCCGCCAGAACGTCGCCACGATGCCAGCGAAAGACCGTGTCGAACACTTCCAGCGGCGCTTGTCGGGCATGATCGACGCCGAAATGGACCGGCTCGAGAAGGAGCAGCGCAAGGGCCGCTCGCTGGACGCCGAGCAGATCAGACGGCTTGCTAGAGCCATACGCGAGCTCTCCACGCTCCCCGACGCGAAGGACATGCGCCTACCGCGCACCCCCGGAGACCGCGTGCCGGGAACAGGTGAGCTCCCCGACGCCAAGACAACAGGCGGCCTCGCGGGTCGGCTGCTCGCAGCGTCCAACCGGCACGCCGCGGCGACCGAGACCCCGCGCAGAGCAGACCACATCTCCCACCAACAGTCAGAAGACGAGACGCGCCACACGGACAAAGCGGGGGAGAACAGCGACGAGCAGGCCGAACGGAGCGAAACGCACGACACGGGACGGGACGAGCGGGGCGGGGGGCCCTGCCAGACGCAGTGCGCGGGTGCTGGTGTCTTCTCAGCGGCCGAGGTGCTGGCCGGCGCCTGAGCGCACGCTGGCGGCCGTGACCATCCTACGCGGCACCGTTTCACTATGCGTTGCGCCAGCCCAGAGCGCGCGTGTATGTCACTGCTCGCTACCTTCCGTGTGTCAGAAGGCAGCGCCAGAAAGGGCAAGGATGGGCGGCCTTTTCTGCCTGCACCGAGACCCCCGGCACCCCTTCGCGCTGCACTGAGTTTCTTGCGACTTTGAGCCTCTGGCCCTTCCCCGCGATACCGCGATCTGCCCATTTTTCGGAAAACGACGGGGGGCCAGAACCTCAGGCGGTGTTACCGTTCTCGCGTCGGTTGAAAGTGTTACCGTGCGGTCTAACGAACTGTCGGAGTCGAGATCGGAGGGCTATGTCGCAGGTGCAGATCAACTTGCGGGTGAGCGTGGCGGAGTTGGCGGTGATCGACCGCCTGCGGTTGGGGAGGCCGCGGAACACGTTCTTGCGGGGCCTGATCCGGGATGCGGACGCGGCGGCCAGGGCGCTTGACGAGGCGAGGCCGGGGCGCCTGGTCGAGTTGCCGCGTCGGCGGGTGCTGGGGTCTGTGGGCGAGAACGGCAAGCTGGCGCCGGTGCGTTATGCCCGATGAGCCGTTGGGGGATTTGCTCGCGCGGGCCGCGGAGCTGCGGGAGCGTGCGTTGACGGCGGAGCAGCGGGCTCGGCGGGATGCGGTGAACGCGAGGAACGTGCTGATTGCGGCGGGGGTGAGGCAGCCGAAGTCGGGGGTGTTCGGCAAGCCGCCGAAGTCACAGTCCGCTGGTTGACTTACTCTCGCTGCTGTCATGGGCTATGTGGTGATCGGGTCGCTGTTCGAGCCGGGGACGGAGGTGAGGCTGTTTCGTCCTTCGGAGGAGGCGTTGCGGGTCGATGGCTACGAGGAGCTGGCGGGCGACCGGCTTGCGGATGACGCGGGGTCGGTCGGGTTCGACGGGCTGGAGCCGGGGGTGCTGTATGTGGCGCGGGGGTTCTCGTTTCACCACGAGGGGGCTCCCGTGGAAGTGAGGGTGCGTGCGCTGAGCGAGCTCGGGGCCCATGAAGTCGCGCAGCCGCCGGCGGTGCCGACGCCGCAGCCGGTGGGCACGCAGGAAAAGATCCCGCTGCGGGTGCCCGTGGGGGCGCCTGCAGCGCTGTTGGGGGTCGGCGTTCCGGCTGGCCTCCCGGCGGGTGTTCCTACGACCCAGGAGGCATAGATGGCTGCCGGTGCTCACGCGATCCAGTTGACGGTGACGGAAAAGATCCCGCTGCGTAACGGGCGGGCGATCTACTTCGGCACCGCGGAAGGCGGCTCCGAATACTCGACGGGCGGCGTCGAAGTCGAAGAAGAAGCCACGAACAGCCGTTACCCCCTGCCGAAACGGTTCGACATGCTCGCGATCTCGGCCGCCGGGCTGGTCTCGCAGTTCGTCTCCCCGAACAAGCTGAAGCTGTTCGCGGAGCAGACGGTCGGGACCTCGACGGAAACGGCGCTCGCGCAGTACAAAGCGAACGCGTCGATGGCGACGGCTGTCCCTGCGGGCACGCCGTTCTGGGGTATCGGCCTCGCGTAGATGAGCCGGGCCGCCGCCGCGGCCTCTCAACGCGAGCGGCTGGAAAGGCAGCTGCGGTTCGATACGCCGTTCTGGGCCGGCGGCTTCACCCGTGACGGGCTGACGGGCGAATGGGTGGCGCCGCGGCCTGACGGCTTTCTCGGCTGCGCGAAGATCCTGAACAAGTCGCGCAAGCTCGTGAACGTCGTGCCGCACCCGTGGCAACTGGAGTTCGATGACGCGCTCGAGGCTCAGCGGGCCGCGGGCAAGCCGATGCGCGCGATCGTGTTGAAGGCCCGCAAGCTCGGGTTCTCGACCTGGGTGGCGTTGAAGTTCCTGCAGCGGCTGACGTTGCTGGAGTGGCAGCAGGCGATCGTGGTCGCGCAGGACCTCGACACGGCTGGGCAGATCTTCCAGATGGCGAAGCTCTGCCACGCGCACCTGCCGACGGTGGAGGAGCTGCCGATCGGATTCTCGATCCGTCCCGAGATCGTGCATCAGGCGTTTGCGCCGCGGGCCCGGAAGTTCCTGCAGTTCGGGGAGCGCTCCAAACGGCTGCGGGAGAACGGGCGTGTCGGGGATTCGATCCTCGAAATCGACACGGCGAACGCGCCCGAGGCCGGCCGCGGGTACACCCCGTCGATGCTGCATCTCTCCGAGGTGGGCCGGTGGGAAGGGGAAGCGGCGACCCGGAAGATGCTGGCGTTGCTGAACGCGATCCCGTACGAGCCCGAAACGATCGTGGTGTTGGAGAGCACCGCGAACGGTCTGAACCACTTCTACCGGCGGTGGGTGCGGGCCCGGGAGGGCGCGAAGGACCCCGACACGGGGGAGACCTACGTGCCGATCTTCGTGCCGTGGCAGCGCGATCCGCGGGCGGCGCTGCCGTTTCCAACGCCGGAGGACCGTGAGCGCTTCCGTGAGGGTGTCGGCCAGACGGCGCGGTTCGGTGAAGTGGCCGAGGACGAGCCGATGCTGGTCGAGGCGTACGGGCTGACACCGGAGCAGTTGTTATGGCGGCGGATGCAGATCCAGACCGCGCACGAGGGCTCGGTGCAACTGTTCAACCAGGAGAACCCGCACTCCGACGAGGCGGCGTTCATCGGCTCCGGCAGGACCGTCTTCGGCGGGATCCTGATAACCCGCGCGATCAAGGCCGCCGAGGAAGCCCCGAAAGCCGTGGAGGGGTCGCTCAGGGCCGGCGAGAGGCTCGAGCGGCGCTCCCGGTCTGGGACCGTGCTGGTGCCCCAGGAGGCGCTCTGGGTGCCCGGGGATCAGAAGTCCCGGGATGATCCCGTTCTGAAGGTCTGGGAGCACCCGCGCCGCGCCGGCGACGAGTGGCCCGACGAGGTGCCCGAGGATCAGCGCGTGGACGGCGCCTACGTGGTGGCTGTCGATGTGGCCTCCGGCGAAGCGAACACGTTCACCGAGGGCGACTTCCACGCGATCCAGGTTTTTGACCATCGCACCCGCGAGCAGGTCGCGCTCCACAAGTCACGGATGGACATCGCTCTGCTCCCGGAATGGGCGTTGCTGGTGGCGCTCTACTACAACAAGGCGTGGCTCGCCGTTGAGATCCAGAACCAAGGGATCGCCGTCGTGGACCCGCTGCACAAGACGTTCCGCTATGGGCGCATGTTCCGCCGCAAGCGCTTTGACCGGGTGCGCCAGGTCAACGAGGACAAGCCCGGCTGGTCAACCGACAACGTGAGCAAGCCCGTCATGGAGGCGACGTTCGCGACCGCGCTCGCTGAGGAAACCCACGGGCTCCGGGACATGGAAACCGCCCGGCAGCTCTCGACGTACGTCATCACCGAGAAGGGCAAGCACGAAGCGCAGCACGGCGAGCACGACGACCTGCTGGTAGCCGCGATGATCGCTCACCAGGTCATGGACTTGCTGAGGCCGCCCCGTGCCGGTAAGAGGCCGGCGAAAGCGAGCTGGGAGCCGACAGACCCGCTGACCGGCTGGTAGCGGATCATCGGGACCGTGCTCCACACGATCCTCCCCGTGTGGCTGTTTCACCCGCTTGGTGAGTGCGCGGGCACGCACGCGGAAGTGGTGCGCTGCCAGTCCTACAACTTCTGGAGCGGCGTGTCGGGGAGCTTCCTCGTCTCGGTGCCCGCCTGGACTCTCGCGGTGCTGCTGTTCCTGCGCCACCACAACTGCATGGAAAGGGGGTGTTGGCGGCTCGGACGGTTCGTGCTCGAGGGGGGCGTTCGCTCCTGCGAGAAGCACCACCCGACGTTCGATGAGCGCAAGCCGAGCCAACGCGGACGCGTTCACCTGCTCCAGACCCGTCATCTCGCCCGGATCCGGAGGCTGACGTGACCCAGGCCGTTGCCATAGTGCTGCTTGTGCTGCTGCTGCTTGGTCTCGCATGGGCGATCCTGGGGCCCGAATGACGGTAGTCCTGTTCGGCCCGAAGGGTGAACTGCTGACGCTCGGGGAACGCCGGCAGATCGCGCGCTGCACGGTCCCCGGGTGCGATCTCGTCTTCTACGAGGGCGAGGAGCGCGCCTACGAGCGGCATGTGGGGGCGTGCGCCCGCGCCAACATGGACCGGATCCGCAGCACAATCGACGCAAAGCACCTCGACGTGTTTGACGACTGGGACCCCGAGGTGTCCGCCTACATGCGTCACACCGTCGCGCCGCGGATGCTGAAAGAGGGGCGGCTGGAGGTGCTGCCCCGGGAGCGCACCGGGACGGTGTAGGCCGTGCGCCTGCTGTGGGAGAAGCTGACCCGCGAGCAGGAGATCGACATCGAAGTGGGGCTCATAGTGCTCAGTGTCACCGGGCGCCCGTTTGAGGGGCTGTACGTGTGCCGAGAGGACGACGGGACGGAAGGGTTCGGCCGCTCGCCCCGCCAGGCGGTCGAATCGTGCCGCGCCCGCCGCGCGAGAGGGCAGAATCCGCCGCAGTCAAGCGAAGGGGTGAGCAGTGGTTAGGACGTGGCTCGTCAGGCCCGACAGGGAACTTCAGACCGAGAGCGGGCCGATCCCGTTTGTGAGCGACGAGGCGCTCGCCGGGGCGCTCGTGCAGGCCTCCGTGATGCTGAACCGGGCCGGCGGCACTCTCGCGGTCTCCGTGGGTCGTGAGCGAACAGGCGTCCCGAACGAGGCTGTCACGACTGCGGCGATGGTGACGTGGAAGGACCGTACCGACGCGCGGCCGGCGCCAGAGCTGCCCGGCGCAGAGCACGCCTGGAAGAAGGGATTTGAGGCGCACGCCGCCGCAGCGAGCGAGGCGTTCGTCAGGTCTCCCGAGGCGACCGTTGAGGATCTTGACCGCGAGCTCCAATCCGAGGTGGACGCGGCAGCAGCCGCCCCGGGCGTTGAGCAGCGCGAGGGGCATCCGGTTAGCGTCGCCGCCGACGGCCTGGAGGTGGACGAATCCGACGTGCCCCCACACCTCCGGGGCGTCTAGATGGCCGTCACCGCCTACTCCGGCGGTTCATGGGGTCCGATCCAGTGGGAAGGTGCGACCCCGGAGGAAGCCAACAGCGTCGGCCGTGTCGTGTCGGTCGTGGTGGACTGGGAACGGCTCATAGGCCGCCAGTTCCGCGAACGGTGTGAGCGCTTCTACCGTCAGTACCGGGGATTTCAGGAGTTCCGCCACGAGTGGGTGCGGGCCGGCGCGAACGACCGTGACGGGCTTCTCTACGACGCGAAGAAACACTGGGGCGCCCACCTGCATATCCCGCTGAGCTTCCGCACCATCGAGACGATCGTCCCGCGGGCGATCGCGCACATGCCAAAGATGCTCTACATGCCGCGCGACGAACAGTGGCGCAAGAACGTCGAAACGGTGAAGCTGCTGATTGACTCCCAGCAGCAGCAGATCAACATCGACCTGCCCTACCAGGCGATCATGCGCTCCGGGCAGATCTACGGCCTTGGGGCCGGCAAGGCGTACTGGCTAACCGAAAAGCGCTCGCGCCGGCGCATGGAGCGCCAGGCGCTGATTCCTTCCCGGTTCGTGCTCGGGAAGGCGAGGCTGGAGACCGTGTTCGATGACCCGATGTACGAAGACGTGGACATCTTTGACTTCATGTGGGACCCCTACGGGTCGCACCTCGGTCCCGGCTCGGGGAAATGCGAGTGGCTCGTGCACCGGCAGTGGCTGAGCCTCCGGGCGATCATGGAACGCGTCCAAGCGGGCGTCTGGGGGACCGCCTCGGCGCAGAAGCTCACCCCGGACCTGGTGCGCTCCCTCGGACCGCCGCAGCAACACTTCACCGAAGTCTGGCAGCAGCGCATGTACGCGTCAGGCTTCACCGGCTACGACTTCAACCACCGCGGCGAGCACCCGCACGAACTCCTCGAGTTCCACGACGGAGACCGCGTGCTGTCGGTGCTCGACCGCCGTGTGCTGGTCCAGGACGCCGAAAACGCCTCCGGTGCGTTCCCTTTCCAGATCTACAGGCCGACACCGCTGAACAAGCAGTTCGTCGGTATCGGCGCGCTTGAGCCGCTCGAACACCTCCAGCGCGAGCTCGACACGCTGCGCTCCCAGCGCCGGGACGCGGCGACGCTGGCGCTCGCCGGGGCGTACGCGTTCGATGACGCCGCGATAGACGAGGAGGATCTGACCTTCGGGCCCGGTGCAGCGATCCGCGTCACCAATGCGAACCCGAAGGATGCGCTGTTCCCGCTGCCGCCCAAAGAAGTGCCGGGCTCCGGCTACCAGGAGGAGAACGTCATCCGGCAGGACATCGAAGCCGTGGCTGGCATGTCTGACGCGCTCAACGCGCAGCCTGGAGGTCCGGGCTCCGGGTCCGCAACAGAGGCCCAGCTGATGCAGGCAGCGCTCGGCCGGCGGATCGAGCTCGGTTCCCGGCGCTTCGAGATCGAGGTGGTGCGCAACAGCGCCCGGGAGTTCCTGCGGCTCGACCAGCGAATGATCCGGTCCAACCGAAACCGGCTGATGATCCCCGGCGAGACGGTGAGCTGGGAACAGCCAATGGACTCCGAACGCTGGAAGTGGTTCCCGGTCGGCCCGGGCGAGCTGGAGGGCGAGTACGAGATCGAACCGGAGGGCGGCTCGATGGCGGCCCGCAACATTCCGCAGGATCGCGCGGACGCCCAGTTGCTCATGCAACTAGCGGGCCACAACTGGTTCATCAACCCGACCAAGCCGCTGCTGCGGGCACTCGAACTCGTCGGGATCAAACACCCGCAGTCGTGGCTTCGTGACCCCGATCCGCCGATTCCGCCGCAGGCGCTCAAGCTGCTCGAACTCGCGGGCGTCGATCCGGTCATCATCTCGAACGCCGTGAGGATCGGCCGCACGGTCAAGGCGCCGCAGGAAGGGCCCGACGCCGAACAGGTGACGGCGATGATGGGCGCGGGTGAGGCTCAGGCGCCGCAGGCGCCCCCACAGATGACGGGAGCGCGGTGAGCTACCAGCCGCCCGTGAACGGCCTCCCGGCTAACGGTGCCGTCCAGCAGGACGAACGCCTCCGCCAACTGATCGCGCTGCTGCACACTCCCGAATCGGGCGGCCAGGATCTCGAGCATCAGGCCGAAGCGCTCAACGTCGAAGCGATCCTGCCGAACCTGCCACCGCAGCCGCCGCCCCAGTACGGCGAACTGCCGGGCGAGGGCTACCTCTACGCGCACGCACCGACCGAGCGGCAGCGGGCACTTGTGGATGCAGACCCCGAGACGGTACGCAAGACGCTGCTGCGCGCGATCGAAGTGTGCGGCACCAACGCGCAACTGCCGTTCAGCGAAAAGGGCCCGAACGAATGGGCCCGCGCCGCGCTGGAGTTCGCGCAGGCGTACTTGCTGCTCGACCCCTCGGTAGATCAGCAGGGCGTCCCCGTAGGCGCTCAGGCGCAGGCTCAGGGCGCGGCCCAGAAGGCGGTCGCGCAGGCCCAGGGCGAAGCGACCCTTGCCAACACTCACGCCCAACATGACCGCGCCGAACAGCTTGAGCTCGTCAAGGCCGCCGCTCAAGCCCACTTCGGCCAGGATCCGGAGGTGTTCAGCCACCCAGAAACCGAGAGCGGCCACGAGCTGCCACCGCGGCTGAAGGACACGCAGGCGATGGACCGCATGAAGAAAAAACACGAAAACGCCGAGGAGATCATCCGCGGCGTCCGCGCTGACAGGCCGCGCCCGCAGCCGAGGGTCGGCCAGTGAGAGCGCCCAACGGCGCTCTCGCGCCGACTAGGCTCACGCAGCCGTACCGCAAGTCGATGAGCCGGCCGCCGAGCCCGACACTCGACCGGATGCTCGCTGGACGCGCGACTCCCTCGCCGGGCCGCGGGAAGGCGCTGGCGAGCGCGATGCGAAAGCAGAAGGCGAAACTGCTGATCCCGTACGGCTAGCGGCGTATCCTCGCGCCACCTATGGGTGAGCGTCCGACACCTGCACTCTCTCGTCACATCGCGAGGGTCTGGCGGCTGCCCGAGCAGCTTCCGGAGCTGATCGAGGCAGCCGAAGCCGTCGAGCGGCTTGTCGCTCACCCGGGTTACGAGGTGGTCCGCAGCGTCATTGAGCGGGAGGTCGCGACGATCGACCGTGAGCTGGACAGTGGACCGTCCAAAGAGGCCGCCGACTATGCCAAACAGCACGGGCGGCGGGGTGCTCTGACGGCCTTCGATGACGCCGCGAAGGCGATCATCGGGACCGCCGCGCTGGAGCGCCGCAGGGCCGAGGAACACGTTCAACTTCAAGCTGCGGCTGCGCTAGCCGCCGAGGAGGCATAGATGGAGGCTTCGGCCGCCGGTCTCGCCGCGAGTGGCGAGACCACACAGCAGGAGGGTGGCGGAGCGCCCGGTGCAGACCAGGGGCTCGCCCAGGGGCAGGACCAGGGTTCGCAGCAGCAGACCGTTGACTTCGGCGCTCTGCAGCAGCAGGTGGAGTCCATGTCCTCGAACCAGGAGGAGATGCGCCAGTACCTCCAGCAGATCGGGGAGTTCCTGCAGCCCGCACCGGGACCGCAGGAGCCGCAAGCACCGGATCTCTCTCCGGTGCTCCAGGAGGCCGACCCGAACGTGGCCGCCCAGCGGCTACAGGAGGTCATCGACCGGGCAGCCCAGCAGCGCGCCGAAGCGCTGTTCCAGGACCGCTTCGGGCCGATGGAGGAACAGGTCCAGACGATGCGCCTCAACCAAGAGGCGGACGCGCTCGTGGCCGAGTTCCCGGACCTCGCAGACGAGCAGGTTGCCGGGGCCGTCTTGGAGAGTGCCCGGCAGCTTGCGGAGACCGTCGGGCAGCCTGAGCTCGTCGGCAACTCCCAGTTCGTGCGTCTCGTCTACATGGCGGGAAGGGCCGCGCAGATGGCCCAGCAGCAGGAGGGCGCCGCTGGTGCGCCCGGCGTAGCAACGCTCGAGGGCGGTGGCGGGGCGGGTCCTGCCGGCGACACGCAGAGCGGTGAAACAGCGGACACCATCGCGACGCAGTGGGCTCAGCGTAGGAGCGGTGCGTTGCCGAAGTGGTAGGCCGCTGATCGTTCTGACATACGACCCTTGAAAGGGGTGGCTCAATGGCGACCGTCACGGGCGCACAGACGACCACCACCGTTCTCTCAAACCAGCTCGCGATCGACATCGGGAAGCGGATCTCGCTTCTTGAGCCGGACGTGCAGGTGCTGACGGTGTTCTCCCGCGCGGTGAATACCGAAGTGACGGTGGCAACGAAGTTCAAGTGGGTGGAGGACGAAGCGAAGGCCCGGTTCGACACGACCTCGGCCTCCGCGACGAACTCCGCCATCGAAATCGGCGTCGTCCACGGGACCTTCTTCCAGCAGTGGGATCAGGTCATCAACACGCGGACGGGCGAGCAGATGCGCGTGGACTCGGTGAGCGGCAACACACTCACCGTCACGCGCGGGATCGGCTCGACCGCCACGGCGATGAACGAAGGCGACGAGCTGTACATCATCGGGACCGCTCAGCCCGAGAATGACGTGTCGAAGGTGGCACGATCGAAGACGCCGAGCCTGGTCGAAAACAACACGCAGATCTTCCGTACGCCCTACGAAATCTCGGGGACCGCCGAGAACGTGGGCTACATGGTGCAGCCGACCGAGTGGAACCGGCTGCAGCAGAACGCGGGGATCGAGCACGCCAAGGACATCGAGCTCTCGCTGCTGTTCGGCCGCAAGAGCGCGACGACCCCCGGCTCGACGGAGGACCGGACGACCGGCGGAGTGCTGTCGTTCATCACCTCGAACCAGACGGACGCGGGAGGCACGCTCTCCGAAGCGGAGTTCAACGCGTTCATGCTCCAGGTGATGCGCTACGGCACGACCGACAAGCTCGCGATCTGCTCAGGCGCGGCGACCTCGGCGCTGAACAAGTTCCCCGCCTCGAAGCAGATCACCAAAAACGACGAGACGACCTACGGCATGGTCGTGACGCAGTACAACTCGCCGTTCGGGTCGATCAAAGTGGTCTACCACAAGCTGCTGGAAGGGCAGAAGTACGGCGGCTACATGATCGTGGTGGACATGCAGGAGGTCGCCTACCGGCCCCTGACGAACCGTGACACGAAAATCCTCACCAACCGGCAGCCCAACGACCAGGATGGCCGCAAGGACGAGCTGCTGAGCGAGTGCGGGCTGCGGTTCGGTCTGCAGCGTACGCACGGGCTGATCTCGGGGATAACCGGCTGACGGTCTAGCCTGAGGTTCCCCATCCCCCCCTCTGGCGCGACGCCCCGTCAAGGCTGACGGGGCGTCCGTCGTTTTAGCGACGATTGGCGGCAGTCAACGACTGGAGGGCAAATCGTGTCTGCAGTTGCTGAGAGGCCGCGGATGGTCTCTCGTCCAGAGTCCGGCGTGAAGTTCCAGGCGGCTCGCGAGGAGCTGCGGCTGGTGATGCGCCCTGAGCGCAAGCGCTTCGACGCCGAAGGCAACCCGATCGAGACGATCGAGGGGCGGCATCTCGCGTTCATGTCGCATTACCTCACGGTTCCCGCCGCGGAGAAAATGCGCGGCGAGAAAGGCGAAGACCTGGAGACCGCCGAGGTGCTGGCGTTCCTGAAGCGCCACCCGCTCTACGGGGACCGGGAGGAGGGTTTCTGGGAGCACAAGGAAGCCGCCCCCGCGCCGTCGGCGCAGGAGCTTGAGAAGCTGACGGACCTCGCTGTCTCCGGGGACGTGGAGGGCCTGCGTCAACTCGTCCAGGAGGAGCGCACTGGCTGGGGCCGCAAGGCGCTGCTCGAGCCTGCTGAGAAGGCGCTGGAGACCCTTTCGGCCCGCGAGGCGCCCAAGCAGGAGCGCAAGGGCGCCGCCGCCCGGACGCAGGAGTAGGGGTGCGCCAGCGCCTCTATGTGATCGACAGGGGCGTTCTGGCGCTCGCGCTCGTCGTGGCTGTCGCGGTCGGCGCCGTGTTCGGCGGTGCGCTGGGTGCGTGGCTGTTCGGCTCGCCGGCTGCGCGTGGTGAAGCGATCTTCCCCTCCGGTGGTGGCACGACGCTGCCCGCTGGCGGCACGGCCGGGCAGGCGCTCGTCCGGAAGGGCACGACCGAACTGGAATGGAAGTCGCTGGCGCTCGGCAGCGAATCGGTCATCAGCGAATACCTCGCCAAAGAAAGCGTGACCGAAGCGAAGCTAGGCCCCGAATCGGTCTCCTCAGCGAAGATCAAGTCGGCCGCGATCACGGCAGCGAAGCTCGCCACCGAAGCGGTCGAAACGGCAGCGGTCCATGCGGGCGCGATCACGGAAGCGAAGCTGGCGGCCGAAGCAGTCTCGGAAGGCGTGCTCAAAGCGGAAGCGGTGAGCGCCGCGAAGCTGGCGAGCGCCGCTGTCACTCACGCGAAGATCGGATCTGAAGCGGTCGAAGCGTCGAACATCAAGGCGCACACGATCGGGGAAACGCAGATCACCGGGGAAAGCATCGGCACCGGGGCGATCCTCAACAGCAGCGTCACAACCGCGAAGCTGGCGAGCGAAGCTGTCACGGAAGCCAAGCTGAAACGAGGCACCGAAGCGAAGCTGGTCCCGACTGGCGGCACGGCGGGAGAATGCCTGAAGCGCAAATCAACCGCCGAACTCGAATGGGCCACATGCGGCGGCGCGGGCCTGTCGAGCGAATCGGTGATAACGGAATACCTTGCCAAAGAAGCTGTCACCGAAGCGAAGCTGGGCCCCGAAGCGGTGAGTGAATCGAAGATCGCGGGAGGGGCTGTGTCCGAAGCGAAGCTGAAAAACGAAGCGGTCTCCGAAGCGAAGCTCAAAGCCAAAGCCGTCACCGGAGCGAAGATCGCCAAAGAAACGATCAAACAGGAAAACATCGAACTTCACTCCATCGGAGAACAGCAGCTAGGCGTCGAATCGGTCGGAACGAACTCGATCCTCGGGGAAAGCATCACCAACGGCAAGATCAAAGAAAGCTCGCTGACCGAAACGAAGTTCGCCGCGGGAATCCTGCCGGCGGAAGAATCAATAACCGTGACGACTGCGGAACAGGCGCTCAAAGTGAAGAAAGCCACCCTGTTCTTCCTCACCATCGAACACGAAGTAACCCTCAAAGTGCAGGAAACGCCGTCGCGGCCCTCGGTGCTTTACATCTTCTACAAAGAGAACGCGACCGGCGGATTCCCCGTGAAAGTCGAAGGTGTGAAATGGCCCGGCGGCGTCGAACCGAAACTCCCGACCGGCGCCAATAAGGAAGGCGAGATCAAGCTGTTCCTGCAGAACGGGAAAGACACCACCCCGTACGGGGACGCCCCGCCGCAGCTCGAAAGCGTTGCCGCAGAAAACCTCGCCGCCGAAATCGTGGAAACGGCCAAGATCAAAAACGGCGCTGTCACCGAAGCCAAGCTCGCCTCCGAAGCTGTCACCGAAGCCAAGCTGCACTCCGGCGCTGTGACGGAATCCAAGATCGCCTCCGAAGCTGTGACCGAAGCGAAGCTCAAACAGGGCAGTGAAGGCAAGCTCGTCCCGACGGGCGGCTCTGCGGGGAACGTGCTGAAGCGCAAAGGCACAAGCGAACTTGAATGGGGCGCCGTCATGGGGGAACCGGGCACGCCGGGGACCGCGAGCGAACTCACCGCAGGCGTCGAACGTGAAGTGCCGAACGAACCGACGCAGGTCTACGTGACGGTGAAAATGAAAGCGGAAAAAGTGAAAGGCGAACTCCTGGTTGAAGGCAAAGGTGTGTTCACCTGGCCGGAAGTCACGTACGCCACCTCGAGCGTCTTCACGTTCTCATTCCCGCTGAAAGCGAAAGGGAAGTGGAAGCTGGAAATCCCGACGGGCGGCATCAACTCGGCCGAATCGAAATACACCTACCAGCCGCTCTAAGTCGATGATTCAGGCCACCGCAGGACAGGCAGTCACCGCAGTAGCGGCAGGCGCCCCCAGCGGGCTCGTCGGCACGATCGGCGTGCGGATCGTCCAGCAGGCGACCGGTACGACGGTGGTGGGCCGCACGACCGCGGGGATCACGGAACCAGTGAGCGGCTCTGGGATCTACACCGCGCAGCTCACCGCGCCCAACACGATCGCCAACTACATCATCGTGTGGGACACCGGGACCGTCACCCCGCAGACGGTGAGCACCGAGGAACTTCAGGTGCTCCAGTCGCTGCCGACGGTGGGCATCGTGGGCGGCGGCTCTCCGGTGAACGAACTCATCGAAGCGATCCTCGGTGAAGGTGCCTTCGACGCCTCCGAACAGCAGGCCCTCCGCTGGCTCGACCGGCGCCACAAGCTGATGTGCTCGCGCTCGAAATGCCTGCGCAAGACGATCAGTCTCGGTGCGACCGTCGCTGGACAGGTGGCCTACCCGCTCCCGAAGGAAGTGCAGGAGATCCGCGAACTCACGGTGGCCGCCCCGCCCTCTCTCGGCTACCCGGCGGGGGTCGGTGTGCCGTACGGGGTCGGGCGCACCTCCGACCTCGCGCAAGGTGCGCTGAGCTACATCTGGCTCGGCGGCATCTACCTTGCGGCCGGCGGCGGCATCTTCACCCGCGACATGAGCGCCGCGGGGGAAGACCTTGTGGCGCTGTTCCCGACCCCGACCGAAGGTGGCCTGGCGATCACGCTGAAGACGGTCTGCCGTCCCGCGACGCTCGTGCTCGGCGGCAACGTCGCAACGCCGCCTGAGTACGACGACGCGCTTGTGGCGGGCGCGATCGCGACGGGCCTCGCGCGGCTGGAGGCTCGCCCGGATCTCGCGGTCCCGAACGAGTCGCTGTTCGCGGCGGCCTGCACGGAGCTCACGCGGGAGGTGAACGCCCGCTACCGTGGGGCTGGGCCCGCCCGGATCCGAGTGATGGGCTTCAACGCCTGATGGCGACGCGCACCCCTCCGGGCTACACGCGCCTGGTGCAGCAGGACTTCAGCGGCGGCATGTTCCCGCAGCTCGCGCCTGAGCTGATTCCGCCCAACGGTGCGTACGACATCACGAACGGGCTGCTGGACGAACAGAACGTGGTCTACCGCCGCGGGGGCACGACGTTCGCGTCGAGCAACGCAGCGACGGGCGCGGTTCACATGCTGTGGACGGGCATTCTGAAAAACGGCGGTCTCAGCACGATCCTGTGTACGGCGACCAAGAGCTACAAACTGGCGGGCGGCACGCTGAGCGAAATCACGCTCACGCCGCCGTCGCTTGTCTCGCGCGGCGTCGGGCTGCAGGGCAGGCTGTACATGCCGGGCGGTCGCACCTGGGACGGCGCCACCGCCGGCACGGACGGCCGGAGCGGCGCCGCGACCGCGTATGCGGCGGTCGGGAACCGTCTGCTGGCCGGGGAAAGCGCCCGGGTGGACGTGTCGAACATTCCCGCCACCGAAGGCGAAGCGCTCAAATGGACCGCGACGAACTACCTCACGATCCCCGAGGGCGGCACGATCATCGGCATGATCGGCTGGCGAACCGTGGCGATGGTCTTCACGACCGCTGGTATCTGGCTGATCGGCGGCCTCTCGCACGCCGAAATCGTGGACACCTCGGGCAACGTGCAGTGGTCGCAGGACCGCTACTCCGCCGACGCGATCTTGTGGGCACAGGCTGGGCTCGCGGCGTGGAAGGGCGGCCTGGTCGTGCCATGCCACGACGACGTGTGGCTAACGACTCTCGGTGTGACCTCCGAAAAGAGCGCGCCGTTCCGGGCGATCTCAGGGCCGATCCGCCAGCTCTACCGCTCTTACGTCAACAGCGGCTACGCGCCCGGGGGCGCCTCGGTGTTCAACGGGCACTACTTCCTCCCGATCCTGAACGGCGCGGAAGTCGTGGACATGCTCGTGTGCCGCCTCGAAGGCGTGAACGAGGCCGGGAGGGCCGACTTCGCGTGGACTCACCTCAATGGGTCGGGGGCCAAGATGGCGGCTACGACGCCGACGGTGAGCCCCTCCGAAGGGCCGCTGCTGGGCGCCGGGGAAGGAACGGCGCCGAAGGTGTGGAAGCTCGAATACCTCACGCCGCTCACCGCCCCGGAAAAGGACGCCGACGAAGGCGAAGTGGGGTTCTCGCTCACGACCCGTTCGATCGAGACGGGCAACCTCGTGCCGAACACGATCGCCAAAGCACGCCTCACCTACCGTTTGACGGGCCCCTCGGATGCGACTAAGGTCCTGCTCGGGTTCGCCAACTCCCAGTTCACCGGGCCGCTGTGGGGGCACTTCAACTGGGGGCAGGCCAGGTGGGGGCCGACAGTCGGGCCGTTCCTTGACCTCGGGGAATCGACCCCGCCGGCAACCCTGGACCCCGAAGGGGCCGTCCCGAAGGTCTGGCGGGTGAACAGGAAGCTACGTTACGCGACGATGCAGGCCAAGCTCTCCGGTGTCTCCGCGCGCTTCAGCATCCGCGGTTTCGAGCTGTTCGTCCGTGAGGACGGGAGGCTGATCTGAGATGCCGCACGCCTTCCCGAACTCGCTGACCAACAACACGCTCGCGGACGCGACGCAGGTCATGGCGAACTTCAACGCGGCGAAGTCGTGGATCGAAACGCTCGAGGAAAACCGGCTCAACGTCAACGGCGCCGAGATCAACGTCATCCCGGAAGTCCGCTCGACGGTCTCTCAGCCGAACCCCGCAGGCCCGTCGTCGTTGTTCTCCTACACCGAGAACGGGATCGCGTTTCCGACCGCGTGCGTGCTCTGCTGGGTCGGTGGTTTCCTGCTCTACGGGGACGCGGGGCACACTTCTCCGGCGAATCTTCCGGGATTCAACGTGACGGCCGAACCGGAAGGCGTCCACGCCAAGGTGACATTCCAGAACGGGACCGGTGGCAACGTCTGGCCGAAGATCCTCGTCATCGGGATCGGTCACTAGCGCGGCGTTTCGCCCAGCGCTCCCAGTGGTCCGCGAGCCACACCCAGGCTCGCACCGCCCCGTAGAGTCCGAAAACCAGCGCCACTGTGCCGATGAGTCCCGCTTCCACGCGTGAAGTTCTACGCCTCCGAGGCGCCCGCGTCTAGCCCTACGATTCGGCGCATGGCTGGCGGCCCCGCGCCCTTTATGAACTGGACGCCGGGCGGCAGTTCCGCGTTCGCCAGCGTGGGGGGCATGACGCCGCGCCAGTGGGCCCACGCGAACCCGGGCGCCTACTACCACGCCTACAACGCCGGGCACCCGTGGACCCCTCCGCCGATCCCGCCGAACTTCTACAACCCCGAACTCGACATCGAGCGCAGCGAAGGCAAGCAGGGGGTCTTCCAGGCCGAACAGTCCAAGGAAGCCCAGGAGTCCCAGGCGCAGAACCAGTTCGCTGTCAACCTCGCTGATCTGCAAGCCCGGGAAGGCGAACAGTCCGCCGCTCACACCGAAGCGCTGAACAAGCTCGGGGAAACCTTCAGGAACCTCGGCGCCAGGCAGGGCGACCAGGCTGCGGGCGCAGGGGTGCTCTACGGCGGCGCAGCGCTCGCTTCCGCGATGGCCCGGGCCCGCAACGAAGGCACCCAGCGTGGAGGGATCGAACGCAGCTACGGCGACCAGCAGGCCGCGGACCTCCGCGAACGCGGGAAACTCGCCCTCGGGCTGCAGCAGACCCTTGAAAACCTTGGCCTCGGGCTGCAGCAGACCCAGGAAAAGGGCCAGCTCTACGACGAGAACCTGACGAAACTCATGGGCAAGGAAGCGTCCCTCAACGGTTACATGCCCCCGACCCGCCCAGCGCCGCCAAGGATGGTGCCGCTCGGCCGCGGGCGAGCTCGCGGTAGGAGGCGCTAGATGGCGACCGTCCTGCGGCCGAGCGAATGGGCGAACCAGGCGGCGCTCGACTCGCTGCTGCGCTACCAGCCGCAGCTCGAAGGGCTCGCGCTCCTGAAGCAGCAGGCCGAGGAACGCGCCTACGAAGCGAAACAGGCGGGGCGCTCTGAGGGAATCCTCGGGACGCAGGCTGCCGAACAGGCCCTCCCGGCTACCCAGTCGATCTATAACCGCGCTCGCGCGGAAGACGCACGGACCCGGGCGCTGCTGGCATCCGCCGGGCTGCCGGCGAATAGCCCGTTCGCGATCGCCGCTGGCAACGAGCAGGCCGCGAACCAGGAACGGCTCGGGGAAGCTCAGGCGCGCGCTGAATCGGACCTGCAGTCGCGCAAGGTCGCGGCTGCTTCGGCGCCGCAGTTCGCGGACGAGGCGGCGCTTGCGAAGCTCGCGCGGGAACTCCAGTCGATCGCAAGGCGCGAAGGGTCGATCCGCGGCGACGAGGGTCTTGCCACCGCCGCGGAACTGCTGAAGCTCCGCGGCGAAGCGGACAAGTTGCTCACCAGCGAATCGCTGCAGGGGATGAAGGACACGACCAGCGAACGGACGACTAGCGCGCGGGACCGCACCAGCGAAGCCAACAACCAGCGGACCACCTCGACATCGCGCGCCAACAATCAGGAAACGAACTCGACCCGGCGCTCGACGACAGCGGAAACGAACCGCACCCGCGAAAACGTAGCCCGGCTCAAAGGCTCTGTGAGCCCGAAGGAAGTCCGCAAGGAGGCCGGCGAACTCTCCACGATGAGGCAGATCATCGGCCAGTTCATGGGCGGCAAGAGCCGCGGCTTTCGGGTCGCTGCGTTGAGTAAAGGGCTGCCGGGCCAGACGGTGAAACAGGGCTCCGCGTCGGTCAAAGTCGCCGGCTACAAAGCCTATGCGCCGAACGGGATCATGGCCGCCGCGCTCGACTGGGCGGAATACGGACATCTGATGCCACACACCGAAGCGCGGCTGCGCTCCGAAGGGTACGACCCGCGGGCGCTCGGGGTGCCGTCCTACAACCCGGTCGCAACGCTGCGCGGCGGTCGGCCGGTCCACTAGATGCCTGCCTACGGCGCGGGTGGACGGGGCGTCATCCGGGAACGCCCGGCGCCCGTCCGCGCGCCCGTTGGCGCTCCGCTCAGGGGTGGTCTCGCCCCGGCGCCCCACGCGCCGCGGGTGTTCACGCAGACGCCGCTCACGCCGATCCACGAAGCGATCCACCACTTCGCCCAGCAGGCGCAGAGCATCCGCCAGCACTCCGAGTCCCCGTACGCGCGCCGGGAAGAAGCGATCAACGCCCAGGCCGCGAGGGAAGCCGCGAGGCCGCCGAGGAACGCGCTGCAGGGTGCGCTCCGCGCGATGGTCCACCAGGAAATCGTGCAGCGGGGCGCCGAACAGGCCGAGGCGAACCGCAAATACGTGCTGCAGCAGATGTACGAACAGCGCCAGAAGGAGCGCGAAGGACGCGGCGGCATCCGGATCGGGCTGCCAGGCGCATCCGTCAACCTGACGCCGCTCGCGACTGCGCTCGCGACGATGAAGGTCCCAGGCCTCGGCGGCATCCCTGGGAAGCTCGTCAACGAAGTCATCGACCTTCCGGGGCAGACGTTCCTCTCTGGCGCGATCGCGGGACGCGCCGGCCGCGAAGCGATCGAAGGCAACACCGCGCCCGGCGAAGCGCTTCTGTCCTCGATCGAGCAGCAGGCCCTCCATCCCGTCCGGTCGCTTGAGCAGGCGCCGCTCTCGACGGCGCTCATGCTCGCGGGCGGGGAGAACGTGCTAGGACGCCTTGGCGGCGCGGTAGCGCGCACGGGAGCGCTCGGTGAGCGCGCGGCCGAGCTGGCGTCAACCGAGCGCCCGGCCCTGCAGCTCTACGGCGGTCTGACGAAGGAGCAGGCCTACAACTCAGACCCGCTCCGCAAGGCCGCACAGGTGGCCTACGAGCGCTCCCTGACACGGCTTCCAGGGTCGCTGCGACAGCGCGATCCGTTCCTCGCAGAAGGGTGGCGGCTGAACCACAACCTGATCGGCGGCTGGCTGCACCCGGGGCGCATGGACTACGAGGCCGGCGCGATGGACATCGCACGGCGGGGCGTCGTGAAACAGAGCGTCGTTCCGAAAGCCGAAGGGCTCAAGTCGAAGGTCGGCGCTGAGGCGGTCCCGCTCATCAAGCAGCGGGTCATCCGCTCCCCGGCGACACTCGCAGAGGACCTGCACAAGCGCCTCGCCCAGCTCGAAGACGTGAGGCCGACGCTCCGCAAGGCCCAACTTGACCGTAACCAGCGTTCGATCGACCAGGTGAGGGCGCTCCTGGCTGATGAGAAGTTCATGGCGGACCCGCACGAAGCGTTCGCGGCGGCGAACAAGGCGATCACCGACCAGCGACCGCTCACCGCTTACGAAGTGACCGCGCGCTCGCTGCGGCCCGAGCAAGTGCGCGCGGCGCTTCACCCGTACGCGATCACGCACATGGGCGCCGAGCACATGACACCGCAGGAGCTCGCGAGGCTCGGGGACACGGGCGCGCGATACGGCGGCCTGCGCACACCCGAGGGCGAGCCACTGTCCAACGAGGAGATCGAAGCGCACATGCTCGAACACGGTGTGCCCGCCGGCCCTGGCGGCAAACCACTCGTCGGGTTCATCTCCCACCAGGAGAACATCGCGGGCCCCGGCAGCTTCTACCGCTCCATCCTGCGCCAGCCGACGCTCCACCGTTTCACCCGCACGGGCGAGTCTTTCCGCAAGGGCCTCAACGACGAATCCTTCGCTGGGATGGTCGGCTCACTCGCGAAGCAGGCTTCCCGCGTCGCACAGCATGAGGGGCAGAACTCGATCATCAGCAACCTTGTTCAAGGGCACTACGAGACGCCCGAGCAGGCGCGCCTCGAAGCGGAGAACTACAACCACCCAGAATCGACGCTCCCCGACGCGCAGGTCGCCCAACAGCTCGGCGGGATGGTCCCGATCAACAAGGGCACGAACCAGATCCTTGAGGCTGGCCTGACGCACGAGCCGCGGGACATCACGGCCGAGCTCGAATCCCTCGGGCTCGAGCACCACACCCCCGCCCATGTGGCGGAGGGCATCGGCAAATACGGGCTGATCCCGCGCGATGTCCTACGCCGATTGGAGAAGCACCAGGAGGCCGCGTCCGCAAAAGGCGGCTTCCAGCGGTTCGCGCAGGCGTACACGCAGGCGTTCCGGCATGTGAAGTTCGCGACCTCACCGAAACACATGGCCGGCGTCACCGAGGAGTCCCTGATCCGGCCCGCGATGGAGGGCGCGGGACCTGTCTCGCGGCAGGTCGGGGCGGTCGTGCAGCGGCATCTCGCAGACCTCGCGCAGCAGGACGCGCACGGGCGCCTGCTCGACATCGGGCCGCAGGCCGCGGAGTTCCGCAAGGCGCAGGGCTACCTCTCGGGCCGCGGGATGGTCGGCTCGATGAAGCAGCAGGACATCGTGCGGAAGATCGGCTCGTGGGATGAGACCTCGGCGCTCGCGAAGCGGGGCGAGCTGGCGGAACACTCGCCGCCGATGAAAGCGTGGATCGCGTGGCGGAACCTCACCGAAAAAGGCCTGGAGGGGATCGCGCACCAGTCCCGTACGGCGGTGTTTGGGAAGATGCTCAAAGAGTCCGGTTTCATCCCGTCGGCGTGGGAGTTCCTGCGGATGCAGGACGAGGTGCAACGGGAGCTTGTGCGGGGGATCGCGATGGACCCCAATAAGGTCGATCTGCTCGCCCGCAAGCTGGACGACGCTGCCGGGAACTGGAACCACCTGACGCCTGCGGTGAAAGCGGCGGTCTCCAAGGGCATGATGCCGTTCGGGCTGTGGTGGCTGAACTCGCTGCGGTGGCTGTACCGGCTTCCCGTGACGCACCCTGTCAAGACAGGCATCCTCGCGGCGGTCTACCAGGCGACGCGGGACGCCCGCAACGCCGAAGGGCAGGGCTTCGGCGCCGCGAACGTCGGGACCAAGGAAAACCCGAACTACCTCCAAGGCACGATCCCCGCGACGCTGCCGTTGCTCGGGGACGTGCGGATCGACCTGGGGCACTACTCGCCGCTGGGGATCGCGGGGCCCGAAGCGCCCGGCACGGCGGCAGAAATGATCGCCCCACAGTTCCAGGGCATCCTGAGTGCCCTCGAGGGGACCGACAGTCTCACGCACGAAAAAGCGACGCAGCCCAACGGCGCCGAACTGACAGGGCCGCAGAAGGCCTTGAACGCGCTCTCGGAAGGGTTCGTGACGCCGCTGCTGCCGAGCCAGGTGAACACCCTGCTGACGGGCGGCGGGAAACCCTACGGCACCTCGAACCTCATCACCGACATCATCTCGCGTCTTGGCGGCCCCGCGACCGTGAGGCCAGGAACCGAAGAACCGCTCGGCAAGATCCTCTCCAAATCCCTGAGCCCGCTCCGGACGTTCAAGAACCGGCAGGCGGATGCGGTGTCGCCGCAGAAGGCGATCGAAAAGGCCGAGGGGACGAGCGCGGGCGAAGACCCGGTGGTGAAAGCCGCCACCGAACGGGCGATCGAAAGAGCGGTGAGCGGCGGATGATCGGCGCCCGCGGATCGAGCCCTTCGGCCGGACTGCCGGGGGAGGCGTACGGGTTCTTCCGGGAACGCGGCCTCTCGCCCTACGCGGCTGCGGGGATCCTCGGCAACATTCAGCAGGAGTCGAGCTTCAACCCGTACGACTCCGGCGGTGGCCTGTTCCAAGACATCGGTTCCCGCGCGCCGTCCGGGACGGGGGACGCGCGCCATCAGCTCGAATCGGCGTGGCGGGAACTGGAGGGGATGCCCGGGACCCTCGCCGCGCTGCGCCGTGCGGGCTCAGCGCAGGAGGCCGCACGGATCTTCAGCGAACAGTTCGAGCGGCCCGGGACTCCGATGCTCGGCAACCGGGAACGCTACGCGGCCGAAATGCTGCAGCGCTTCGCCCACATGAGTCCGCAGCAGCTCGGGCGCCTAGGCGGCGGTGTTTCCTCGAGCGAACAGGTCTCCTCGCGCTTCGAGCCGGAAGTGCCGGGTCTCAGCGGCGCGCAGATTGCGGATCTCATGCAGCTCATGGGCGCCGGGCAGCGCCAGGAAGTTGCGTCGCTGCCACCGCGCTTCCAGAGCGTGGACAGTCTCAGCGTACGCACTCCGCAGAGCATCGAAGGTCCCTCGACCGCCGCGCTCTTGTCGGTCATCTCCAAGATCGGTGAAGACGCGCAGGAACCTGGCGGGACGCGGATCATCGAACGGGACCGCACGAACACCTTCGGTGAACCTGGAGGTGCGGGGCATGAGGTCGCTCCGACGCCGGGCTTTGTCCTTGGTCGCACCGACATGGGAGTGGACGCGACCGCGAAGCCCGGGACCCCGATTCGGGCTATCGGCAACGGGCGTGTGCTCGGGATCTCACCCGACTGGTATGCGGGGCAGCCGTACCTCTACTACGAAGTGCTGAACGAGCACGGCAAGCCCGTGCCGACGGCCGCGTTCCCTGACGCCGGGAAGATCGTCTATGTGGCAGAGCAGATCGACCCGAAGGTGAAACCTGGAGACCTGCTGCGGGCTGGTCAGACGATCGCCACCTACGCCGGGTCGGGGACCGGCATCGAGGAGGGCTTCGGGACGAAGGGGTGGCAGACGCAGGCGCAGGCAGAAGGTCGCACGGGGGATGCGATGCACAACAACGCCCCGGCGGGAGCGCGCTTCCGGGAGCTGCTCGCAAGGCTCGGGGAGCGGTGAGGCATCATTCGCCGGCGAGTGGATGATCCTGGCGTTGACAGCCATGCCCGGAGATCGCCGGCCCGGAAACGGCTCGGCGCTTCACCATGTGGACCGTTGGACGAAGTGGTGGAGTCGCCTCAGCCAGATCGCGGGGCTCGCGCTGGCGTCCTATGAGATCGTTCTGCGACCCGGGGGCGCTCAGGACGGGGTGCTTCTGTTCTGTGCGGCTGCGATGCTCGGGCCCATCGGCCTGCGGATCCTCCTGAAAGGAGTGGGCGAGTTTGCCTCTAGGACCGAGCAGGAACTTGGAGAGGACGAGGACGCGTGAGTCCTAACGTCTACCTGCGGTATCGCGGCTTCTACGAGCGGTGGGGGAGCCTGATTCAACTCGTCCAGGGCGCGATCGTGGTCGCGATCTCCGTGGTGCTGCTCATCATCGGCTTGACCGTTCTCGCGCAATCCTCAGAGCACGCGAAGGAGAGGGCGAAGGAACGCGCCACGCTCCATGCGACATGCGAACGCGCGAGGGTGTTCGGGCCGCCGCTGCTCAGTCACCTCGAAGGCGTCGAAGCGAGACTCAAACTCGGGGCGCTCGAACGGGACGTGGAATACCCGGTCGGCAGCCACAAGATGCAGCGCGTGCTGGCGTTCTACCGCGAGACGATCCCCAAGAGCTGCCCGTCGAAGTAAGTCCGTCTGCGGCCGGTGTAACCGTCCCGCCCATGAGCCCTTCATCGAGCGTCCCGGTCGGAGTGACGAGCATCATCGGCTACGTCCTAGGTGCGGCGCAGATCGCAGGGGCGGTCGTGCTGTACCTCAACGGGGAACACGGCGCGGCCGGTGCGCTGCTGGGCTCGGGGCAGGCGTCCGCGCTCGTCACGGCGGCGGGTCGCTACTTGCAGGCGCACAAGCAGATCGCCACGACCATCGCCCACGTTGAGGCGGTTGCCGGGGAGATCGCGCCGCCGCCCCCCGAAGTCACGGAACCGCCTGAGGCCGCCCGGGTGCCCGACGGCTCGGCGCAGGCTCCGCCACCTCCTGCGGCGGCCTAGGCCATGCACATCAGCGCGCGAGGACTTGCGCTGATCGAGGGGTTCGAGGGCTTCTCATCGACGCCGTACTGGGACCCGTTCGGCAACGTGTGGACGCGTGGCTACGGGGAAACCGAAGGGATCAGCCAGACCTCCCCGGCGATCTCGAGGGCGCAGGCTGAGGAGAACCTGCGGTGGCGGATCGAACATCGTTACGAGTGGGCGCTGCGCGGGCTGAACGTCCCGCTCAATCAGAACCAGTGGGACGCCCTGTGCAGCTTCGCGTGGAATCTTGGGGCCGGGATCTTCACCGGGAATCTCAGGGCGGCTCTGCAGCGCCGCGAATGGCTCGTGGCGTCCCGGATCATGCTGCAGTACGTCCACGCTGGCGGTGTCGTGCTGCCGGGGCTCGTGCGGCGCCGGCAGGCCGAGATGAGGCTGTTCCTGACCCCGGTCGTCACCGACGAACCGTTGTGGGAGCTCACCGAGCCCGAGCGCGACGCGGTGGACTCCTTCGACGCGTACGCGAAGCACCCGTGGCTTCACCCGCACGGGCTAAGGGTCACGCTCGCTGAAATCGTGGGGTTCCGGCGTGCCATCGAAGGGGCGGTTCGCACAGAAGTCGTGCGACGTTACCGTTCTCTCGGGGCGGCGTGGCGTTACCGTCACCGTGACGAGCGGTGGCGGATCCTCACGGCGCGGGAGAAGCGCAAGCTGTGATCCTCGGGATCGTCGTCGGAGTG